GTTTGTTGGCTGAGTACCCAGACAAACTATCGTGTGCAATCTGAGAATCATTTGTGGTAAGAGTTATAAAATCCCCACCATCGGTTTTTGTTATACCAGTAGAGGTCCTTAAAACATCCCCATTGGCTGCACCAAGATAACCAGCGGTTGCCCCAGCATCTACTTTTACTTTCCCATCTGTTGTTCCGGCTGGCATTAACCTGTCAATAGTAAAAATTGAGGATCCAGCTGTAGCGTGCCCCTCAACAACAACATTTCCACCAGTATCCTGATATAGTTGTACAACAAGTGTATCCGCCGCAGTTAAATAAAGTGTATGTGCATATGTATAGGAACCTCCTCCTATGACCCCACGGGTCGCTGTAAAACCATCTTGGCCTGCTGCATTACGAAGGAGTCTGGTATATTGAATTTTTCCCGCTGCAAGGGCTGTACTCGTATTTACAATATAACTTACATGATAATATCCCGTTACTGGAGCCGTAAATTTGTAGGTTCCAGTATTAAAATCTCCCAGTGTATCATAAGTCTCATTGGCAAATTGAATTGTTATCCAAGACCCAGAACCTATGGTTTGGTTTGCATTTAGAAAAACAGAAACGTGAGATAAATCACCACCACCCCCTACGTGACTATGAAGTGTAGTTTCACTTCCGTTCGTCAATGTTTCAAGTTCTGCACCCGTAACATCTGTTGCCGCATCATTTGCTGAAATATCTGTATAATCCGCATCAACTGCCAAAGTAACAAAATTTCCGCCATCTGTTTTAGTTAATCCCGTTCCGGCTCTTAGAACACCATCAGCCCCCGCTCCAATATAATCAGCAGCGGCAGCAGCATCTACCTTAACGGTAAAAGCATCTGCTCCGCCCGTTGCCGCTTTCCAAAGAGCATTGCCTGTCACGGTATCTTTTGTTAGTACATGCTCATTGGTTGCTGCACCAACAGCAGATAAGGCGTTTATAGCTAACTGTGCTGTCCCCTGTCCTGTTCCACCATCAGCAATAGCAATATCAGTTCCGTTCCACACCCCCGTTGCAATTGTACCAAGAGTGGTTAAATTTGTTGTACCTGCCCATGTTGATAAAGCAGTATTCTCTACACTACCAAGACTAACATCAGATTTAGTAACACTGTGCGGATTTCCTGTTGTTAAACCACTATGGGTGTAGGCAGTATCCCACGCAGTATTTTCAGCCGTAGAAACATGAACACTGTTCCCTCCAGCTATTTGACTATGAGTATAAGCGGCATCATAATTGGACTTCAAAGTGGAATTAAGATCAGCTTTCAAACCATAAGCATTTACAGCTAAATCAATTGAAGCTGTATTTTGATATCTCAAATCGGCCGATAAAGATGGAGTTCCATCTACATAAGTTAAATCGATGGAATTCGTATCAAGAAGCATCCCACCAACAGCGTCCTGTGCTAACTCATCCGTATATTGTGTAATTGAACAATTCAAAGTAACATTGCCAGATATTAAACCTCCACCAGACATACCTGTTCCAGCCAACACAGATACTGCAGAATGGTCAATATGTTCATTTGCTGCAAAGTTAGTTAAAGCATCATGATCCAATCCAGATTCAAGAATATACAATCCACTAGAATCAATTGCCAATTGAGTAGGATCATAATCTACAGATACCAGATTTTTAAGTGAATCTGTCATTACGAACTGTGATGCAAATAAACCACCATTTACCACAATTGGAACTTTATATTGAGTCATAAAATTTTCTCAATTTTTTTAACCCAGTTCTCTTGATTTAAATATTAACCCAGATCTTCTAAAATGGGAAATAAATTCACAAACAAGGGTATCCGCCATCCCTCTTGCTAATTGTGTCTTATCTTCAAGATAATCATAACCAAAATCTAACATAATTTTTATCCAATATGAAGATGGTTTACAATTAACATGATGATGTCCTGCTTGTCCAATATCTGCATGAGTCATAGCAATTATTCTTCCATTAGTAAGAGTCTTCACAAGATTAGGAACAAACCATTCTGGTATGTGTTCCACTAATTCACAACACCAGACCAAATCTATATTACTTATTATTACTGGACCTGCTGTCAAATCCTGTAGTATAATATTATTTTTTGATTTATTAAGATTTTCTTTTAATCCTTCTATTCCTATCCCAACACATCCTCTTGATACAAAATAATCAAGAGACTGTCCTTCACCACAACCAACATCAAGAACTGATTTAACATTGAATTCTTTTATAAGCCAATCCCAAAGTTTTGGAGTAACACAACAAGGATCCCCATCTACAATATTACCGCCTAAATGTGGATTCTGTTCATCTATTACATATTTATATGGACTACCTAAGCGTGTTTCTATATGTCTAATCATAGTATTTACTTAACCAATCAAGTTCTGTTCTTTCTGGATTCTTCTGTTTCCAGTCACCTCTTGCAAGCATCTCAAAGTATTCCTTGTACATATTTCCTATGCGACTGATTGTAAAATTATTTAGGGCCCAATTATAGCATTGAATGGGTTGGATCTTATCTATATTCTTAACAGCCCAAACAAATTGTTCTAATGTTCTGCATCTATAACCTGTTATGCCGTGTAAGACATTTTCTCCAAAAGCCCCCCAATCAGTAGTTATAACAGGACATCCAGAAAACGCTGCCTCAATACTTACTCCTTCAAATGGACCGATATATTGTGTAGGAACAAATAAGGCCCGTGCCTTACTTAGTAATTCTCTTCTTTTAGCTCTATCTGCATAACCAACATACTCCAGATTTGGAGATTTAATATCTACATTTTCACAACCCAACGGACCAGCAAGAATTAATTTTACTCCAGCAGCTTCAGCTGCCTGTTTTGCAACAACAATACCTTTCCGATGAATAATTCTACCCAAATACAAAAAGTAATCTTCCTTTTGAGAAATTGGAGTGTAATCAAAATCATCAGGATTAAAATAATTGGGAATTACAGCATCGCAAAAAGAACCATCCCCTCTACGCTCGCAACCATAAATATAATGCATCCAAGCATAACTTTCGAAAACTCGATATTTAGCAAATGTTCCTCCATACCCAATTCCGGATTCGACTGTCAAAGGAATATCTACATTATTGGCAATCACTTTTTCATAGTTTCCAAATGGGAGTAATAAAAAATCCCCAGGTTGTTTTCTTTTGTTAATTTCTCTAATGGCATTATTATTGAAAGTCCTGTACGCCAAATCATCCTCTTTGAAATTGAAAACTTGTTGATTCCAACTGGTTCCCACCCCATACACTGATTCTCTAATTTGTTTATCCAAAACTGGTATGAACTCTGTACATTCGATTTCAGAATCTTCATTACCATAGAAAAATACCTGCCCCAATGGTTTTAATATTGGGGCAAGTTTTATGACTTTCTGGGTAAAGGCACATGCTTGCTCGCCTGAGGTAGTTGGCAAATGTGCTAATCCTAAAAGATGAAATCTTTTGAATTCCACTTTCTATTCCTCAAATAATATTATGTGGCATCTATTAACAAACAATTATAATCACCATCATAAACAGCTGCTGGACCAGAGGCTCCTATAGCACCCGTTCCACCTGTCCCGCCCGTACCTCCAGTACCCCCGATTTCACCTGTCCCGCCCGTACCTCCAGTACCCCCGATTTCACCTGTCCCACCGGTACCTCCAGTACCTCCGGTTCCACCAGTCTCCCCAACGGTGGTCATTATTTCCCAAACAAAACCATCGTACTGATAATACAAATCCTCATCCTTCACCCAAACATTCCATCCCTCAGCTGGAACATCAAAAATCCAATTAGATTCCAAAGTAGGATTAAGTATCTTTGCTGTCGCGATACTCTTTTCGTGACCAGCAAATACTCCCGAAGCTGTAGCAATAACAATGTATCTGGTCCCTTTTGTTTCACTACCTGTCGGAGCAGTAACCTGATCCGCTACCGGCTGTTGCCAGCTAAACGAACTTAATTCTGGAACTCTATATTGTGCCATTTAATTTCTCCTTAACTATTTAACACGAAACATTTAAAACTATTATCATATACTAGTAAATCACTTTCTGAAACACCCGCTGTATAATGTAATGCGACTCTATGACCAGAAGAATGAGCGACATCAGAAGTATCTTCCTGAGCACGAATTATATTATACAAATTGGGTGTTCCAGAATAAAAAGCAGTAACGATCTCCAATCCGGTATCATCGGCCGGATCTGGAAAGGATGTATTATTCCAAATAACAAGTCGGAAAGATCTTACAACAGTAGTAGGTAGGGAATGTCCAGCCTGAACAGTTAAAGATATTGCCCCAACTAACAGATTTGAAGATAATGTTCCTCGAGCAAAATTCTTACGCAGAAAAGACATCTTTTATTTTAATCCTCTATTTTGTCAATAGTGAGCCAGGTATAACCAGCTAATCCATAAACAGCACGTGCTACTGAATCATTATGCCAGGCATATATTTCAATATAATCCATTGGTGTTAAATAAACTGTTTTGGAGACTATTACCTCTGTAGTTGTTGAAGAAGCATTATACTGTCCTGTGTTTTCTGCCTCTAGTATTCCTGTTCTAACAATTTGTAACCGTGCCTCTTGGTGAACAGAATTAAGATCTATTAGTACAGAGGCATGAATATGGTAATAACCGGCTACACTTGGGGTAAACCTATAAGTGCCAGTATTGTATTCATTAAGTTTATCCCAAACTTCTGTATTAAAATGAACAACTGTGCCTATAGAGGGATTTATTGATTGATTAACATTTAGATAAACTGATATACGCCGACCAGCTACAGCCTCAGGACCACCCCCACCACCTGTTTCTGGAACAAATTCAAGCCCACTCATGTCAGCTTTAACTTTAACAAATTTACTAGCAGCTTCAGAATAATCAACAGGTGTATCTTTAAGATCTAAAAACCCAGCTTCTCCAACAACATTGTTTTCCAAAGACTTTAACACACCTGAAAGACCACCAATTTTCAATCCTGCAAGTGTAGGAGAACTTCCTTCAACAACTAAAATTCCATCCATATCTGGAACAATCAAAGCTATAACTTTTCCAGAAGTAATTTCGGATAAAATAAACTTAGCTTTTTTGGTTACATCTTGTCCATCAAATAATCTGAACCCTTCTGAAGCCATATTTTATTCCTTTTCTACTTTTGTTTTCTATTTCAATTTTTCTTTTTACAACTTGATATTTAAAGCTTCTTCTACATTTGCAATACGATTAAAAACGGTTATTGTGCTTGAGCCAGCAAACAACAAGCCAACTACTCTTTGTCCATCTCGTTCTACGACAAGACTACCACTATCGCCTCCCGCAGCCATTGACCCAGTAATAATTTGATCCTCAAAAAGGGCTACTCCTCCGTTTGAATAACTTACGTTTACTGTGGCAGAAATCTGAATAATTACATTCTCATTAAGTTGAGTAGTTCTTCCATACTTTCGAACATTCATACCAAGTTGAGCTTCTACTGTACCAGAAATTTTTCCTACTATTTCTAATATCTCCTGCTTTGCAACATCAGATGAATTTAAAGGCTCTGCTAAAGCACAATCTACCTTATTAGGTTCACCATTAAATTTAATAGGAACAAAAGCACTTAATTGAGCAATAATATCATTAGTCCCACCACCATCATATGGACCTGGCTGATAGATAGGATCTCCAATTACAGCTACATTGCTATTAGCCAGAACGTGATTATTGCTAAGAATATAAAATTTTTCCTGTTTAGGAACAGGCCAAGATAATGCTAAACCAAATAAACTAGCATATGATTCTCCATCAAGAAGAGAAGATATTTCCTGTGGGATTACAATACCAAGAGTACCTGCCGTAATATCCTTATGACCAATACTCACTCCTCCAGGTGCGGGACGAAACTTCCCAGTAGGATCATATACTAAAGCTTTAACCAATCCAGTTTCAATTACATCTGTTTTTACATCGTCAAGAACTTCTGGTATAAGATTCTGTTTGGTAAGATCTTTCTTAGAAACTTTCCGAGAAACATCTACTATCACAGACAATTCATTTGTTCTCTTACCGCCAATGTATTTAAAACCAACAGCAACGGCAACGACATTCTCTCTAGCTAAAAGTTCTGCTTTATATCTTTCCTTGATCTGTTTGATTTGTTCCATTTATTCTCCCATCCGTTACGGGTTAATATTGACTGTGTCACCTTCTATAACCACTGCTTCACCAGTAATTGTTATATCCCCGCCGATAACAGTTACTTTTCCATTGGTATCAATTTCTAAATAAGTTCCAGTTGGATGACTGACTTTAATTTCCTTACTTGAATCGTCTATATAAACCGTAATTCCATTTTTTGTCTTTATAACTTTTCTAAAAGGATAATTTGTAATCCTCTCGGCAGGAAGTCCATGTACTCCTGAAGGGGCTTCCAAAAAATATACCGGCTGGTATACATCTCTGCCTTCAAAAAACACAAACACAAAAGACCCTATTTCCGGCACAGCAAAACTTCCATAACCCACTCCGGCTCCGGTAAATATTGGATAAGCTGGCACAGCCCAAGGTAATTGACTAGTAGGAATATCAGACTTAAATATTCCTGAAATCTGAACTTTTATTCTTCCCAATTTACTGGAATCTACATTATCAACCACAGTAGCTCGATAAAAACCAGAATAATCAAAACTATCTTTTTGTATTTCCAACATTATCTCTTCCTTTGTGTTGATTCTAACAAAGTTGTAGACATATCTGTATCGATCCCGCAACGAACTAAAAGTAAATTAGACATAAAAGTGCTTCCAATTATATGCACTACTCTTTTTACCATCCAAAGTCCTGAATGCTGATAAGTAAATAAATCTCCTCGATTAAAAGATTCCCCAAAAACCACTTGAACTATGTCTCCGGGAGTTATGTTTGGCAAACCCCAAGTGCCTGCCCACATATGAACCATTCCATTAACTCGATTGTAAAAACTGTTCTGAACTCTTCCCTTAAAATCAGAAGTGAAAGCGTTTGAACGTCCAGTATGAGTAAACAAAGCACTATCAGTATTTCGATCTCCATCTAATAAAAGAAACTCAGAAAGAGTAGGACAATCTTCAATTCCAACTTCCGCATCAACAAAAGTTCCTAAATCATAATTAAAATAAATATACTTCTGAAGTTTTGCTCCCAAATCCATTATCAACTGAGAATTATCAAAAATCTGATATTCTCCAATGGGATAATAATCTTTATATTCTTTATGACTAACTATGAAATTATAAGAAACTGGACTAGTCAACAAATCTTCTAAACTCTTAAAAACTAAGATAGTTTCTCCCAACACAGGCATTACATAACAATAATATCCAGATTCTCCTGTTTTTCCAATCATGTTTTCTGTAAGATAACGCAGTAATTTTGCATCTGACCAATTAGGCTGCAAAAAGGATTTTTCATAATTCAAAGATGCTCCGATATATGATCTGTTAATTCCTAAATTACTTACTATACTTTCCAAACTGGTTTTAATATTTCCAGTAAAAGCCTTGCTTCTATTCTCTGTCAAAATATCCGGGATATCAAGCAATCCTTCTACTGTATAAATATCTTCGGGAGAAGCCACATTTCTTCTTTTAACAACAAAATCAAATATATTAATATCATCAACATCAGAAGTTCGAGATAATTCGAATTGAATTTTATTACTAGTCTTATCATAGGGCATTAATTCTGCCAATATTTTTGTAGCGTCTCTCAAAGACATTTTAAAAGTGGGAAGAAGTCTTTCTATATCCTGAGTAATTGTCAATTCTTTAATCATCTGAGGAAAAATATTGACTAATTCATCCCCAATTCTTACATTTAAAGAATAATTACCAATTACTTGCATAAATTACCTATTACGTCTAACCCGAAATTCTCGAGAAAAATTATAAATGTCCAATTGATTCGGAATAGTTAAAACTTGTCCTTCTTCGAAATCTGACAATGGATTAACAATATCATTCACCAAACAAATTACCCACCAAAAATCCACAGTACCGTAATTTTTATAACTTATTAAATCAGGCCGCATCAAATCTGTATGCTTAACTCTATAATATCTTGGTTCATACTTCATCTCAAAATCAGACAAAGCATTCCACAGAAAATCTAATTCTTTTTCTCCACCCACATCAACTTCCGTATAAAAATTGGTTCTATCCATAAAATATCCTACTCAGAAGATGTTCTTTCAGTTGGAACTGTTTTATTTTTAAACGATCCTTCAAAAGATTCAGATGTCATCATCTCATAAGTTTCAAATATTACACTCACTTTTGCACTGATGGGATTACCATTTATATCAAACTTTATTGGAACAGTTAATGAAACTTCCTTAACTATAACATTAAAGAATGTCAAAAACTGACCAATTTCTACTGTTATTTTATCTCCCCCTTGCAAAGAATCCATCTTGGTAATTCCTTCTTTCATTCCCAGAATATCTTTTCGGAAAAGACCTTCTAATTTATAAGGAGAAGGACCAGGAGGTCCTAAGAAAGGCAATCCAGTTTTTTCAGAAGCATAATTAATTTCTGTAGGCAAAGCTAAAGAACCCAAAATTCTTAATGGTTCTGTTACTTCTACAACAGGATCTGAAACGGCCTGAAAATTCATTCTCAAAGATAGTCGCACAGGAGAAGAACCTGTCCAAATCCTTCGAGTCGTAGCTTTTGTTATTGCTGAAACATTTCCTCCGGTAACCAACTGCAAAAATTGATTTGCATTTGCTGTTAAAGTAGGAAGAAATGGAGACCAATGAGATTCTACACTCATCATTATATCTTCTTGCAAAGGAGATATAATTGAAGCAGCATTTCTTTGACTAGTAATTCTTGCTAAATAAGCTTCGGGAACTGGCTTTCCATCTGGTTTATAACCATATTCTATCCGAGGAAAACCAAAACTTATAAACTTACTCTGAAAATCTACTTTACGAAAAACAGTAGTATAAGCGTTCTTCAAAGCTCTTTCAGCAGCACCTTTAGCATCAATGGGACTCAGCATCTTATTTTCCTAAAGTCAAACCACCATTCGCATGAGCATTTATCAAAGCATCAGCAGAATCAAACATGTTGCCTCCCGAACCACTCATAAGAATAGGAGGCGTTTGATTCTTTTGTAATTGATCGGTCAATCTTTTAATAGTTTCGTTTAAAATATCTAAACCAGGAACAGAAGGAACCTCAAAAGATCTACCTTTCTCAGAGCGAGAATTAACTGATCCATTTAAACCAGATAAGGGGGTAGCCATTTTTCCTGCTCTTGAAGTTGGTTCATCTGGAATAATAGCACCTAAACCAGCCTTCCAATCTTCCCAAGCTCCTGTTTCCTCAGTTTGTTTATGTGCTCTTTCTGATTCCAATTGTTTTATCTTATATACAGCATCTTTCCTACGAGCTTCATCTCCAGATTTTGCTGCTTCCCTTAATTTTTGTCCTAAAGTTAAACTAAGTTCATCATTAAATCGTTTTTGTAATTCTGCCTGTTCTCTTAATTCTTTTTGTACATACTTCTGAACATCAGAGTATTCCTGAATCTTTTCTCCCAACTTTTGTAATCTATTTGCTGCAAAAACAGCAGCAACACCTATACCTACTACTTGAGCAGCTTTACCTAAAAGTGGGAAGGCTCCACCCAAACCCCCAACATTCTCACCTTTTCCACCTCTTCCTTCTTTTGCAGCTTTTAATAATTCTTGAGTCCACTTAGCTTTATAAGCATCCTTATCAAAAAATTCCTTTAAGGGGGCAACTTGTTCTGCTAAGGTTGCTCTTCTATTTGAAACTCCTCTAAACTCTCCAACTGGTGGCGGTGTTCCCCTAGCCTCTTGCGTTTGCTCTCTTATAGCTGCAGAAGGTCGAAGACCAGATCTGTAAGATTCTCCTAATTTTCTCTCTTTTTCCTCTGTAGCCTTTCTACGCCATTCTATTATGTCTTTGCCAACACCTATTCCAGCTTTCGCTAAAGGCGTGAAAGGTCCCAATAAAGAAGTTCCCAATCCAGCACCTACTTTTGCTATTCCACCATAAGTTCTAGGGGCTGTTCTTTCCAAAAAAGATCCAATTCCTTCTCTAGCTTTTCTACGAGATTGGCGAACTCCTTCTTTTACTAATTCCTGTGTTACGTTCAAATCTTGTGAAGATACTCCAGTTTTCTCTGTTACTTCTGATATCTTTTCCTGTAATGCTTTGACTTTCTGAACCTCTTCCAAAAAGTATTGCTTTTTTGCTTCAATCTTTTCTACCAGATCATAAAGCTTCTCAGAATCTTCAACTCCAATAATTCCATCATTTATCACTCCAGATAAAAGATTTCGAGCCTTTTCTATCAATTGAATAGTTTCTGCAATTTCTCTCTTATTTTTACCAATTTTGTATAGAGTTGATAATTCTTCAAAAAATCCCAAGTAGTCTCTAGTATATTTTTTATGGAGAGCGTCCATAGCCTGCATATTAAACTGGCCGACATCAAATCTGTTGCTCTTCTTAGGATTTTGAGATTTATTATCCATTTTCTTGCTCTTGCTTATCCTGATCCCGCTTATCTTGAATTTCTTTTACCAATTTCAGTGAGGCTTTGTTCTTTTATATCCACCTCTAGGCATAATTAACCTTCCTCTGCAGCATCACTTCTCTCCTTAAGCAGACGCCCGTAGAACCAATCCAATATCAAAATTGGTGTGTTTTGAAGATCTCCTAAAGTAAATCCTGGAACATTTTTACAGAGCAAATACTCACGCTCCAAAACATTCTCCAAGGATCTTACCAGTCGGATGAAGGAATTCAAACCGAAAGGGCACAATAACTTCTTCCTCCTCTCCGCACTTAGGACAAACTACCTTAGCAGTAGAAGTTGGCCCATGATATGTATCGATTTCGTGAAATTTTCGAATCCGAGCCACATCCTTGGCTTTCCAATTCTTCATTCTGTCCATTTGAAGAACTGGACTATCACAATCCGTTATAGAGCATGCTAATCGATACAAGAAAGGATCTTGTCCCTTTGTCAACATTTTCTCCGCTTCTAATTCATCCTTCACTGTAAGGATTCTCAAATTCACTGTCTCCTTACTCTCAGGAAGAACAACTGGCTGAGGTTCTGTATAATCATCGGAAAGATATGCAATCTGAATATCCTTAGCTAAATCCACAACAAAACTTGTAGATTTCAAACAATGACTACAGACCTGATTCACTTTAATAGTATTGGAATAAGAATTGACATATTCCCAAATAATCAAGTAGAGCTTGTCCCCAGTAGTTAATCTCTCAGGTTCAATCCCCTGAATCACATTCTTAAGAACTGCCAAGAAATTTCGCTCAAGATTAGTTGGATTAATTTGTGCTAAGAGTACTTCATCTCCACCAGTATATTGACGAACAAGAATATCTTCTGGTTTGATACCTTTGTATGGAAGGCACTTAGACGGAAGTTGAATCGGCAGATAATTACTCATGTTTTCCCTTTCCAGTAAAAATAAAAATATGTTGTCCTGGTTGCCCTCCTTGACAAATCAGGTTCCTTCCCTTCGGCTCGTATCCTTTTTCTTCATCGCCACCAAGATTTTAACCAAATAAAGTTTTTCCTGTTTTGGAAATTGATTCTCCTGACATACCTCCCTTGCTACCTAATATTTCTTTGGTCTTACTTGCCACATTTCCTAACACATTAGTAATAACTCCTCGAACAGTTCCAATCAAACTAAACATTTCTACCACATCCACACTCAGAGAAATATCAAATTTTAACATATCATCTGAACGGTATGAAAGAGAAACTGTTGGTTTGTTTTTAGGAAAAGCTCCCTTCAAAGTAAATCTTACAGATTCTACCCCAGATCTATCATACAAAATTACATAAATGTTCTTTCTGTAATTTTCCTTTGGATAATAAAAACCATCCTCATCTATCATTGAGTGATACCAACCATAAAAATAATCTAAGGCTGCATTATCTACAGAAGAAAGAAAAGTGAGACTAACAGTCGTAATGTTTTGCAAACCGGCATAAAATCTTTGAAAGGCTCCATGCTGCACACTTTCTATCTGGTTAATACTGTAATCAGCAAATCTAATATCTTGACAAAAAGAAGAAACGTGTGGGCCAAATACACCATTGATATAAAATGGCATAAATAACTGCCAATTAAATTGTCTCTGCAAGACCCAAGTCTTTGACAGTTTGGCAAAATCTATGCCGGATAAACCATAACCCAAAGGTTGAAGTGTTTTCTTGAAAAAGTTTGGCATTTAACAATTACTCCACTTTTTCCCAACGATCATAAGCCCATCTCACGTCAAAGGAAATTTCGTCTTGATTTGCATAACTAAGACCAACAGAACCAATCCCCTCAGGATAGGCTCCAGTTACTTTAATTGTAAGCCAAACATTCTGCAACTGATCTTCACATTTCAGATAAATATCAGCCTTAATTGCAATATCTGGTCCACCCAAACCTGTCTTCACGTGAACAACTTTTTGATTCCAACCATACAAAGCATCAAAAGTCTTATGATCAGCAGCACTTTCCAAAAAAGTCATATCCCAAGTATGATCTAAATTAAGTTTACCTGGAAATACAATTCCTGCAGTTCCTTTGTAGGGAATCAATATTCTACCTACACTTCTTCCTGGAATACTGGTGGTCTGGCAACGAGTTTCCAATGTCTCTGGACTGCCTCCACCAATTACTGTGGGAAAATAAACACTCCAAAGAAAGCTCTTTGCAGGATTCGTTAGATTATTCTTGAGAACATCCGAACTCATATCACTCATTTTATTTCTCCTTTAAAAAACCAATTTTCCTACAAATTTTAAAACATAATTCCGCGATCAATGAGTTCATTGAAAGAAGCCCCGCTAGGCGTAATAATACTCTGCAACTGGATATATTCTGCAGCCCTGCTTGGCTTTACAAACACATCAACATGCAATTCAAGTCTATCAATCGTAGCAGAAGTATTATTATTTGTATCACAAAGAACATGGAAACCATCATCTCCAGCTTCTCTTTGGAAAGCCCCTTGAGAAGACAACCGATCCAAATACTCATCCAACAAAGCCTTCACCCTAAATCTTGTTATATCATCGTTTGCCTCAAACAAGAATGTTCTCAAAGAAACCGCCATAGCCTTTTCGATAACTATAAGCAATCTACGAACATTCACGCTACTAAGAGCAGACAACTTTTTCTGAAGCGTCTTTTGCCCAAAAATAACAATACCTGCTCCTCGAAACATCTGTATAGGATTAATCTGTGCTTGATAAAGTACGTCTCTTTCCCCTTCTGTAAACACATAAGAAACACCAATAACATCTAGCTGTCCACGATTGAAGCCTGCAGGGGCATTCCAGGGATTTGCAACATAGTCATTATACGACATCTGACCAGCCACATGTCCGGACGGCGGAACAAAAAGCAATTTATCATTGTAAGAATCGTAGATCTGAACCCAAGGAGTATACAAAGCACAATAGTTTGAGTTAAAGTTCTGCGTTGTCGAACGGAAAGTAGTCATATCTGTAACAGTGTTAACAGATCCCCAAGGTATATCCAAAATAGCAATGCAATCTGATCTTGCTTCTACAACTGCTTTCATTTCTTTTTGAATAGAGATAGTTGTTTCTCCACCGTTTATCAAAATTCTCACGTCAATATCATCCGGATTGATAAATTCATCCCAACCATTAACAAAAGCAGAAGCAGCTGGAGTACTTCCATCATTTCCAACAGTCATATCAAGTCTGTTAGATTGAACCTTAGGAAGAACGGTGTCTGCTAAAGCAGTGTTATCGGCAACAACAATATATTTACTAACACCGTTTATTCGATCTTCCAAAGAAAGATCTTTCCCAAAACCATCGACTTTCTCTTTCCTAGAAACTTGGAACTTTTCTACCTGAGTCCAAACTCCATCATCGTCCTCAGAATAAACTAGGATTTCAAATGTATATTGATCTGTAGGTATTTCCTCAGAACCAGTCTTCACATTTTGGATTATAACCCCAATCTTGTTATTCCAAACTCCAGGATTAGTTCCAAATATCTGAAATAAAACATCGCTTGATTGTCCAGAAGGAGCAGCAAAAACAGCAGAAGAAGCCCCAACCACAGCAGCTGCATTGTTCAAACCTGAAGTAGACTTCATTATGTTAATGCCACCATATAAAGCTCCGTTAACAACACGAAGACAATATAACTTGTTCCCTCTAGCCAAATAAGCAAGAGCAGCATAATGGAAATAATGTCCAGAAGTTGGATCTGGTTTTCCATACTCTTCCACAAACTGCTTATCATTTGTAATTAAAATGATATTGTCTGTACTGCCTTTTGCAGAATATCCTACTATTGCTGCGGATGCAGAAGCAACCGCTGGGACAATATCAGATATATCTTTTTCTTTTACGAATACTCCTGGGGACAAAAATATACTCATGATTTAACCTCCTATAATGTTGAATTCCTACCTTAACTCTTTTCGCAAATCTACATCTATAAAAAAAGTTTCCGTAACCCATTTTCCTTTTTGAGTTTGATAATCTCTTTCACAAGTAACAGAAGTCAGGCCTTGTTTTACAAACGACCACTTCCCTAACATCCTTGTCAATTCCTGATTGCTAATTTTCTCCAAAAACTTATCTATAGTTACTTTTCGTTTTCCCCAAAAGTTCTCAGGATCTTGATGCCGAATTTTCACCTTCCCCCAAAGTTTGATTCTTGCAAGCCAGCCAGGAATTGTAACATCAAATGTACAAGGAAGAATTTCAGGAGTCATCAGTTCCGCATCTAGCTGTTGAATTTCTGAAGCGGACATTGTCTCCGTAAGGAGATAAGAACTCCCTAAAATTTCTTCGAAAATATTCAATTAATTCACTCCTTCATGAAAATATATGTTACCATCTGCAATATTACTAACAGGTGATTCTTGAACAATTATCGTTGTTTTATTTGTTAATTCAGAATAACTTGAAGAATCTACAACATAAGCCCCATTATTGTCCGTAGAATTTTCAACAATAATTTGTTTATCCGATGTAAATTCTGCAGTTCTATCTTCCAAAACTGTGAAGGTCTTAGCCAAATAATCAACAGTTTTTATCCCATACAAATTAGCTTGGAGCATCCTCAAAGCATTCGCCAATTCAACATCCTGATTTGAATCTTCAACTGCTATAGTTGTATAACTTGTAACATCATCTTTGTCATAAGTAGTCAAATGTATCTTATGAATTTCATTTACACTTGAAGGAGTTTTTGGCAACCAGCCCTCTATAGCGGCCGTCATTCGATAAACCCAAATTTTTCCGGTGTTAAAAATATCCTCGATATGAGATTCATCAGCAACCGAACTAAAACGTATATCCGGATTCATTTCAAATTCATCATTAAATAATAAAGTAATTTTTGGGTTGTCATGTTGCCATTGAATATATTTCTCCATACACTCACGAACTTTGTCCAAACTTATGCTCCAAAACCACATAGAATATTCAATATCAACAGCATCCGCTTTTATAATCCCTACGGTATTATCCAATTTTGTATATCTTAAACCTCTACGAGCAACACTAGTTCTTTGTCTTTTCCAACTAAACTCAAATTTATTTGGATAAACATTAATAAACTCTAAAAATGTTTGACCTCTTTTTTCTGCAACCAATCTTTGTGCTATTCCTTTAGGACATAAAATAACACCTTTATTAATTGCATCTACTTGCAAAGGAGCTAATGTATTAATCCCTAAAATTGACCCAAACCGAGTATAAATTAAACTCCTTATGGTCACATCATATGTAAAAGTAAATGAATTAGCCATTATATTTTTGAATCCGATTTTCCCTAAAAGCTTTAAAACCTAAACACATAATTAATCTTCTTTGTGGAGATTGTAAAGCTTCAAAATAATCAACTAATATTTGTAATTCAACATCTTCCTGAAAATCAACCAAGCAATCTTTTCTTTCCTTGATTCTCATTGACCTCTCCTAAGTCAAAAGTAACTGTCACTTTTCCTTTAAGTTCATTCAAATTCAATACTTGAATATTTTCCAAAATTCCATGAGGAGGAACATTTGAAGAAATCTTGTTAGGATGATCAACTGTTAAAACTTCTTCTGAAATATTAACTAATCTTTTTACTCTCATGATTGCTTAATCCTTCTTGGTGCAACGCTATATGTTTTTAAAAGAACAGCATCATGCATTCCCTCAGCTGCCACATTCACAATTTCAAATTCCTCAGCTCCAACATAATTACTAGGAATAAATTCTGGGGATATTCGAAAATAACTACGAATTGGAATATCAACAGAAACTAACTGTCCTTTAGGCGATCCTTCCAAAGATGTCAGTTTGTTTCCAAATCTAGCTGTTATTGGTAATCTTCCTTCAGTAAATAAACCTAATTTTTTCAAATGTGCAATCGGGGTATTCCAATTCAAAAACACCATACCCGAATATGAAACATAATCCAAATCTGTAGGAACAGACCAAACATCCAATTTATTTGCTTCATCAAAACTAGTATTTGTAGGAATATATACAGTGCATTCAATACCAACAGCATCCATAATTATATTTATGGAATTGCGGATAGCGTCAATAGTTCTTCTAGGAATTAACTTTGAAATAGTTTTATCCTCGATCAAAAACAAACCCAAAATAAGTTTCTAAATAATCAACTGCTGCTTCTGCTCCATCATCATAAAAGTTATCCCAAGCATCAGCCAAGTCTGCGTCAGAAATAAGAGATTTATCTGCTTCCTTAATAATATAACCTTCCTGATTCAGCTTTGACAGCAAACTATGTAAAGTGCCATCACTCATTTCGTTAAGCAATTCCTGAAACATCCCTAGCTCCCATCACGCCCTTGATTTTATCAATTTCATCCGGAGTAATTTCTTCTTCGTCACTGATAATATCTTTCAAATCTTTTATAACTGATAAATATTGATATCTGTGAATAAGTTTGAAAAGAGCATTAGCGTCCCTCCATTTATGTGCTAGAGAAACATCTCTTAAAGCTTGCTCAACAGAAACTAAAGGCTTCGTTGCTGTATGACGGGCATCTATCCACTCTTTTCTCTTTAAAAATAGAGAATCAACATCCTTCTCTATTTCTTTCATTTTTGCTTCTAATTTAACAAGAAAACTCTTCTTATCTTCAGAAGACATCTTCCCCATTGCAGCTTTAATAGTTTCGTAATCTATGATATCTCTCTTCAGTTCACCAAAAAGAAGATCAGCGTCTTTTACTGAATTTCTTAACTCTCCAGCAATATCAGAAAAGTCCTCATATGGATCGTAATTACTAGGAACAATTTTTGGACCTTTTATCCATTTCTTCGTTATAAAATCAAAAATTCCTGGAGACAAATAATCCTGAGCAACATTTGTCTGAATGTAAACTTCAATCGGGTGCTTTCCAATATAAGCTTTTAATTTATCTCTGTTGTTAATAAACCATTTTACAACCACACTAACTTTTTTATCATCCCAAGCACTCAAATCCTTAGGAACAATATGCACATCTAAATCAGAATCTTCTAAATATTGGTTGGAAGTTAACGATCCCACAATATGCATTTCCTTTGCAATAGAAAGAAGATCTTCTGGGTACTTTCTAAGGGTGTCTAATATCTTCCTCTCTGCGTCCTCTGCAAGCTTGTAACCTCTATTTGCATCCTTATCCCATACTTCTGAAGGAAGATCAGGTTGTGCAAAATCAATTAAGGATTCCCACAGCTGAAATAAACAGTCATAAGGAAAGCTTTTCTTCATTTAAACTGTTTCCTCTTCAGATCTATCATCAGGTCGTTCCCGGCCTCTTAATTGCTTATTAATATCATCTACCTGAGTAGCAAGAGCATTTTGTTCTTCTTGATATCGCTTTTCGCTGTCCAACATTTGCTGCTCAAGTTCCATTCTTTTTGCCCGAAGTTTGCACAGACTACACGTACAGGCGTCATCTGAACCTTCTTCCTCTTTAAGTTTTGATTCTCCACATTTACCAGCTTCCATTCTCTTTAACTTTGTATAATATTCAGGATCTTCTGCTAAATGATCCATTGCAATTTCTCTTGCCTTGTCAGGATCATCAGTATGTTCCATCTCAACATCAATTCCCATTACTAATTGCTCAGGATCAAAATCTTCTGGTTTGCTTTTATCTGCTTTACCTCCAAGAATTTTGTCTTCTACACCATAAATAATTTCGGCTTCATGTTCTGGTTTAGGACTTTCCTGAATAATCTTCTCCACAATATTCGAAAGACACTCTGTGCAAGAAGCTTCTATATTCCTAAATGTTTTGAAGCAATGATTGCAAAGATAAAGATCGCCCTTGCTTTCGTTCTTAGAGCCATTTATTTTTTGCTTCTTATCCTCTGGAACTTCTTTTATAGCATACTTAGGATTCTTAGGAGTTTTGCTTTTTACTTGCTTGCCGGGCTGATTAAAATCATCCTTGTCATGATCTTCTAAATCCATCTCCTCGGGATCTGCTTCTGGCTCCTCGATCGTTTTCATGTTTTGGGGTGTTTTAGTTCTCTTCGGTTCTGTGTATTCTGATTCTTCATCCTCTCTAATAATCTGCATCAAAGAGCGAAAAGAATCATCAGGTCTAAATTGAAACTCGTTCATTATTTATTCTCCTGAGCCATATCTACAAGTATAATCTTTTTTCCCGATAAATCTGTCCATCCACCAGCAGCAGATTCTCCATCCCAACTTATTAAATCCTTGACACGATCTGACGTTAGTTTTCCCCTACTCCACCAAGCAACTTCTATACCTCTACCTTTCTTCACTACCGGACGATAAGCAGCCGAACAATCAGAAAATCTCATGTTCAACAATTTCTGAATAGATTCCGCAACAGAATCTTCATCTAAAATAACTTCGAGAATCCCCAGGGCCACTTTATCCTTAGGAAGTATTTTCATTCCTTGTTCAACAGCAGAATCAAACAACCCGCCTATTCCGGTTGCTGGCATTGTTTTGTTGTGTTCCGCTAATATTCTCAACAGCTTTTTGAAAATTGTTAAATTTTTAGCAGCCTCAAAAACCCTATGTTTCATTTTGCTCTCCCATGTCATCAATAACTTCTTTCAGTTCCTCTAATACTCCATCTGAAGAAATTAACTGCCCATATCTCGGATAGAATACATTCCCAACTCTCTGGAGTCCGTTGCAAGCCTCTTCTAAACAATCGGCTACTTTTCCATCTTCTATAGCAATTGAAAAAGAACAATCTTTCTCAAAGCTAACTCTTGCTTCAAAAATCAAACTTGTTCTACCATATTCGCTTTGATATCGAGCTCCCGCTAAACATTTACCTTCACCCAAACCTTTAGTTTGAAATTTCTCAATCATCATTTCCAAATGTCCAAGATCTTCCCCATATTCCTCTATGATATTTCCTAAATAACCCTCGAGCCATTCTTGAACAGATTGTAATGGAATTATGGCTTGTGTGGTTGGTGTTATATTCTCTTTACATCCAAACATTGAAACCCACTTCTCAGCCACTTTCATTGCTGTTTGGATTTCCTTAGAATTTAGTTCTTCTACTATTTTTGATTTGAGTTCATCTTTCCGGCTTTCCAAGATCCCCTTACTATCTAAATAAATGCTGTCCTTCAATTTACTTTGTAAATCCAAATAAGTATCTTCATCTAAAGTTCCATCAAATATTTCTTGGAAGTTATCCCAATGCTCTCTAGGAACATCTATTTTAAGTTGATTTTCAAAATTAACTGTTATATTATCATCACTTTCCTGTATTTCTAAATTCCATTTGTTTTTCTTCTTCTTAAGTTTCTTCATAGCAAATTGAACAGCTCCAACCTGTGTAGGAAGATAGGAAATGGCGTCCATTGTAGTTGCCGAATCAGCAGCGGGGGCTGCTCCTTCTTCATTTAACATTCCATCTTGTATATAAGCTGTTAAATCATGATAATTCATTTCTTCACCTTCTTCTTTGATTCCCAAGCTTCTTCAGGACCATAGGTAAGAACATAATCTAATTGATCAGAAGATTTAATTGTTCGAAGAATGGCTGTCTTTCCTCTAAGATCAACATAAATTTTTCGAACTTTGTGTTTTAAAGCTAAATTTATAAGAGAAGATTTTTGCTCTTTTGTTATTGGTTTTTCCCCTTCAATATTAAATTCAGAATCTATAATAGCTCCTCGAATCACCCCGTCTTCAAGCAGATTACCTGGACACACGCCGCCTACAATACGTAAGGTTTTATCGTGAGCGTAAATTACAGGAATTATGGTTCCATCTGTAAGAAGCCAAAATTTATACCACCTTTCGCCTGGGAAAGTGCTGGTTTTTAATTCTTTAGGTTCATCTTTGTAAAAACTTTTTACTTTTTGTTGAGATTTAGAAAGAGTTGCAACAGCTTCTTGAATAGATTCCTTCAAAAATTTCATATCCTTTATAATATTTGGAGAAGTATTATCTCCCCAATTCACCGATGCTTTTCCATCTTGAATCTTTTTAACAGCACAAACATCTCCTCTTCCATCTCCTTCAGTTGCCCATTTCTTAAAATGTTTCATACAAAGCCAAGCACGTGCCCTTCCTTCAGCCCATAAACATTCAACTTCTGGCTTTGCTGAGCATTCCATGCATTTATCTCTTCTGTTCCTGGCTTCTTCTATTGATTCCTTTGCTTTCTTTTGATAGCTAGCCAAATTATCAAGAGTTTCTCTACCTCCTTCTATAAAGAATTTGGATAAATCCCCTCGTTGATGAACAACATTTAAAATTCTGTCAATAAATTGCAATTTCTCTTCTGGAGTTTCAGCTTCATAAAGAGATAAATTCAAAGGAGTTAATCCCTTCCAAGCATAATCGCTTAAAATATATTGTCCATCTTCATCAACAGACCAATCCAGAAACTGTTCTTCATCAATACCATTTTCTTTAAAAAACTCTGATGGATCATAAGAAGAATGTCCAGACAATTCAGTATTAACACCCAATCTCATAATAACATGATGTACTATATCAGCTAATTTATCAATGCCTTCTTCATCCCTAACAAATCCTAATTTAGCATAATCGTTCCATATTTTAATAACTCTTGCTGCTGGCATCACTGGCCAAGAATATGGATATTGAGTTTCTCCTTCTTCTCTATCCAAAAAACTATTTACAATATAATATTCTTCTTCATTTTTTATTTCCCCCAAGGCCTGCATTGTTTCTTCACTAGCAAGATCACTAGTTTCTTGAATGGATTCCTTTGCTTTCCTCTTTCCTAAAGCCTTGCCTAAACCAGCATATTTACCTGCTCTCTTAGCAGCCTTATCTTCTTCTCTCTTAATTACTTCCTCATAATTCTTCTTCAGCCAATTTGCCATTGTACTTTTGTACCATGGCAAAGTCTTAAATAATGCCTGTATATGTTTACAAAATGCTCCATATTGTTTAGGATTTCGAATATCTGGAGATCTATTTTCTGGTTCGCCATATTTGGCTCGATATTTGTCCTGACTACGAATATAATGACCACCGTAGTAGAGATCTGCGGGGCAATTATGTACGAAAATTCCAGCTGCTAAAGCAAAATTCTGATAATTTTCTACAGACAAATCATAAACGGGAATAGCTTCTTCCAAATCAATAAAATTGACAGAAACAACTCTATGATTATAAAATCTTCCTGTCTTTGAATCCCTTAAAACAGTTTCTTTCCTTATTTTTGCAATTCGCCTTCCTTGAGCTTTCCTCGCTTCCGGATGTGCTGCCCACCAAGATTTTTTCCTCTCACTTCGAGATTTACATTCTTCCTCAGAAGTTGCTCCTTGCATAGAGGCTACTATTTTTTCTCGATTTTCTAACCACTGTTTATTTGATCTTTCGGACAACCGTTTCTGACCCTCTTTGGAACGCATAAAATTAATTCCAGCAACAATAAAATTCGTCACCATTTCTGGATGCTTTTCTTTGCATATTTTACTAGCTTTCCGATTTGACTCCCTCATTTTTTCTGACCATTCTGGATCTTCCCAAGCTCTTAAAATAGCTGCTGTTGCGTTTTGATGGTTTTTAGCGTGTAATTCCCAATGTTCTTGTATTTCCAACCACTGTAGATTTTCAGGGCAATCATTAAGAGAATTCATATTTTTATGATGAACTACTAAAACTTTATCTTCTCCACCAACTTCTATTAATTTATCATTGTATTCTTTCTTCAACAAACTTTCTGCCACAACTCTATAAATTGTTTTCCAAATGGGCCTTCCATCAGAACCTCTTCTCGAATTTAATACAACCTTATTATACCTTTGAGAAAATCTACTATTTGGTTCCGTTTGCTTAATATAACATGGCATCAAAGAATCCCCAGCAATTAATTGCTCTGCCTGTCTATAAGAACCATCTCTCATTCTAAATGGGTGCTCCGGCGTACATTTAACTTTTTCATCATTATCTAAAACAACTTCTACTAATTGATTGACATCTTTAGTTTTACCCAAACAAGTTGCTTTTGCAGGAACCAAATCCCCGTTCTCATCAGAAGCATAAACCCAAAATGGTTTTTCTGTGCCGAACTCAGAAAGAATTTCTTCTATGGTCAAAATCCTACCATCTAACAAATAAATTTTCGTGTCGCCTGTCAAACATTCACATAATAATTCAACATCCAACTTCTTGAACAATTGAGCAGCTGCTTTTTTCAAATCAACTTTAGTTTTAGCTTTGTTCCAATTCCTTCTATCTGCTACTACTCTTTGAACTTCTGGAACAACATTCTTCCAACGTAAAGTTACCTCATACCATTTGCCTTCTTCTGATCCACTATGAACTTTGAAGCTCCAGGTATCCTTTCCCATATCTGTCATTCGGAGACCGCCCTTTGCAATAATCCCTGGAACTTTGACAGAATTTGAAAAGAAGTCAGGAAATCGCATAGTGATGGATTTCTGCTTATTAGCAATTTGGCTGAGGGTAGCTTCAATTATTTCACGGAGCATATTAATCTACCAAAGGAACTATAATATTTCTATGCTGCAAAAACTTCACAAGCAATTGAGTTCCAGAATTCAAATCATTCAGATTTATAATTTCTGTTGGAGAATGCGTATTCCTTAAAGGAATTCCCATAATCAGATTTCTAATTCCATTTCCTTCACTACTTAAAGAAGTTGGTGTATATCCAACTTGTCCGGTTGCTGCTTGATATTGTATCCGGATCTTATTTGATCTGGCAACCAAATCCATTAGCTCTACATAGTTCTTATCAATATCCACTCCTTTGTACAAAACCAATCCCTTATTCAATTCACAACAACCTACTTCTGTTTCCATTTCTTCATCTGTTCCACAATCAGTTGCAAAAGTTACATCTAACTCGATAAACAAATCGGGGCGGTATTTTCTAATCAGTGGTTTACATTTTCCTCCTCCAGTTTCTTCTTGTCCTGAAAATGCAAATATTAAAGTAGGAATTGGTTTTCTTTTTGATTTAATAATCTCTCTTATTGTCTCTAAAAGAATATAACAACCAGATCTATCATCAAAACCATAACCAGAAAAGTAACCTTCTGTTAAATGATTGAATGATGGTTTATAAACTAATGGATCCCCCACTGCTACTATAGATAAAACTTTTGATCTTTTTCGAACTCCTATATCTATAATGGCATCTCTAATTTTCGTGATTTGGATCTCATCCTCATCCTCAACCAAATGTGAATGTTTTCGATTTACAACAGCATTTACATTCTTTCCTTTAGATGAGAGAATTACTAGATCTCTAGCACTTAATATTGAAGTATCACCTCCTCCAATATACTGAACGCTTATTAATCCTTCTCTATATCCATCTCTACTAACATTTGTTACTATAAAACCAATCTGATCTGTATGGGCATCAACCATGATAACTTTATCAGAAGTTCCTTTTATAATACCTACAACATTCTTTTGAAAATCAATCTTAACACAAGAAGGGGGAAGATAGTCCAGCAATTCTTTCTTGATAAATTCAGCAATCTTCTCTTCAAAACCTGAAGGGCCAGGAATCTTAACTAGGTTCTCAAGAAGTTTAATTTGCTGGTTCTTCATGTTTCCTCCAATGATTCTTCAAACCCTTTCCCCACAAATAGAAATAAACTGGATTAATCGCCAAATAAAACCATTGTTGGTAATAACCCTCTATAATACACCATAACGGCAGCGTTACAAAGCCAATCAGATAACCCAATCTCTCTTTTCCTTTCCGGGCTAAGAGATAAGCTGTGAGCAAACTGCAAGTGACCGTTAGAACTTGTAGAATTAGTCCTATTGGGTCTTTTGCTATGAACTGATACATGTATAGGATTACTCCCTCCAGGATCCGCATCAGATGGATTCTCCATTTTACTCATTTCCTTTCTTAATTGACTACTGACGTTTAACGAAAGTAAGCCAACGGCCTTCCTGAGCTAATTTGATTTGCATCTCCTTCATCTCTTCCTTACCCTCGTTGTAAAGTTGCTGTCCGTCAATTCCATTTGGCAGAACCAAAGTTGCTGCTCTCAGTTGATGACCTTCAGCCTGCTTTACTAACGCTTTAATATAATACAACAACCACTCATTAATATGTTGACTAGTAATATCCTCATTAGGCAATATTCTCTTTGTTCCTACAACATAAAAAGCAGATGTCCCAGAAGGAGCATTCCTAAAATATAAATATCCCCCTACTGTGGGATCATCATGATTTTCTTCCATATAATAACGAAAGTTTGCTCCAACATATATATTAAATGTCCGAAATGCTTCCGTTGCTAAAATCATATCGGTTCTGATATTATCCAAAACTGCGATACCTGCCAAAGACCAAGTAGGAAACTCGTTCCAAACCCAGTTAGCTGATTTGTTTGGATAAACTGTTGCTATTGACTTGAATGCTGCAGATAATTGCACTCTTGGCGGAACAGGGTTAGGAATCATTTGGGAAATCTTATAAGCAGAATGTGTATTCCAATATCGAACAGCATTATCAATTAATTGATTAATTGTGCTATCAGGAATAGCCAAGATCCTATCCCCAAATTCGGCCTTTACCCACTCTCTGTATTTAGCCTTATTTACATCTGACAGAATTGTTAGTGGAATTATAGCCATTATTTATTCCCTCGAATTAAAAATGAGGAAAGAGGCAATTCATTCCCGTTTTCATCCCGCAAAACTGGAATTGACACCTCAGAATAATCAACTTTGGGTAACAAAACTTTTGGAATAACAGGAACTACTTTTTTTATTTCTATAACAGGAATTTTTTCTTCAATCCTATTAACAGAAATAACAGGAGGTTCTTTTTTATTTAATAAAATAACAGGAATATTTTTGCATATTCCAGCGTCCGGAGGAACTCTTTTAATAACATGAATTCCAATCAATCCTTCAATAACAGCTTCACTTTTAAACCTTGCTTCAAAAATCTCTCCTTCAATAAGATCGCGAACTTCAACCCCTGTAATTAAAGTTTGATCCTTCAGTGAACATAGTCGTGCTTTTACAGGACCCATATTTAATTTCTCTAGTTAATAATAAAAAAAGAGGAAGGCGAGATCCTCCTTGATCGATAAGCGATCCTTCTGCCTTCCTCTTTTATTCGATCCCTCTTTACTTACTTGTTACGTACCAAGAACATAACCAGTCTGAAGATTGCTGATATCACCATAAGTAAACAAACCAGCATTGATCGTCTTGAACGCAGCCGAACTAAGAAAGCCCTTCTGGCTCATCAGATCACTCGTGGTAAGAGTCGGAGTTGCAAACAGCGGAATATAAGGACAATAAATGAATCCCGCATGCAGATAATCCGGTCCTCTATAACCTAAGGTGTAACGGTTTGTTGACTTAAACGGGTTCTGAATAACCGTGACTTGATCATTCAACACACCAATCTTAATCGGACCAGTCGCAGCAAGTTTATTCAGTCCAGCAACAGGAGCAAAATAATCCTTACCAAGCTGCTTGATAACTCTTGCCACGTTGTTTCCGCAAACCATAAACGTCGCAATACCTCTCTTGGTCTTCGCAAAGATTGCATTTGAACCCTGCTCAATACGATCCAGGAACTCTACCTTTTTGTGGAACCAAGCCTCACCCTGTGAAGGACGAGCATCCCAAGTCGTAACCGTATCCGCAGCATCTACACCCTCAGCTGCCTCATCAATCATGTCCAAACCCTTCTGGTCAATCGTGAAACGAATCTCACCACCAAGGAAAGTAGTAAGTTCACTCTCAAGATCAAGACCATGAGCCTTCTGCAGATCAAACTGAGCACCAAGCGACCACTTTGCTCTCAGCGGGAAGTCTATTGCCTCAACAGCACTTTGAGAAAGAGTAATGTTCATCTCTGGCACACCGTCTCGATTCCCATTAGCATCAGTAGGAAGATCATATTGATAATCATAGGAAAGCAGAATCGTAGCAGCAGAACTTACTCCAACAGTTGTAAAGGAATAAACACCATCAGCAGCAATTGAACCAGAACCAGTAATACCAGCACCAGTAACAACTCCGTTAGCATTAGAAGTACCCAACGTAGCATATGTGCTGCCAGTCTTACTCTCAACCTTCACGTTCTCCAGATTAATCAAACCAGGAGCCGTCGAAGTTGTACCACTCTTTACACCATTACCAGCACCAACATTCTCTCGCTCAACACGTGCGATGGCGTACCGACGCTCAGACTGACCAGTGTGATGACCAGTCTTTGCACCAATCATGGTCTCGCCACTAGTTGCCTCACCCTTTGCTGTTCCATACAACACATCCAGATAGAACACAGCCGCAATTCTTCGGTCAATAGCCTGAACAATCGCAACCTCATTCAACACCAGTGAAGGCAGCAAAGCTGAAATCACAGGCAGCTGAATACCTAAGAAGGAAATACTGTCTTCGGTCGTAGCTTCAAACAAATGAGAGTTCTGCTTACAACCAGCTTCCAAAATAGCATTGTAAAGACATTGAGCAACATTCCGCTTCTCATACATCGTGATGGGACGACCTTGGGTCTTCTCAACCCACTTACTTACTGAACGAACGAAGGGCCGAATCTTAGGATGATTCATCAGAGCGTCCCTTTGCTCCTGCACCTTCTTCATTTCGTTCTGAATAACCTCGTTCATGTTCATAAAAATAATCTCCTTATTTTCACAATAAACCTAACCACCAAATCGTTTAAACATTCGACCCACAGCTTCATCGGCATCATTCTGCTCTGAGTCCACAGTTGCCTCCTGGATTTGTACTTTGGTTAGCGGCTTAGAATGAAGTGCACTCCTTCTCGCAATCCCTACAAGTCTTTCCATTAGGCTATCCACTTCTTGCAAATCTTGAATTTTCTCGAGAAGTGCCCGAGTGTTTTCATCTGTTTGCAATCTATGTTCATTAAGTTTAATTTCAAAATATTCTTTTACTAATTGTTTACGTCCTTCTTGAATAGCATCGTTTGCTATTTTTGTTAACTCTTCTTGATGAGCAGCATGAAGAACGTCTAATTTCTTTTGGTTGGATAAAGATTCTTCCAACTTCTGATTTACATCATTTACTTCCTTTGCTTTCTTTTCTAACAAAGAACGGACTCCTTTTAGTTCGGCTTCCGCTTGGGTTAACTTTAGAAGTGCCTCAGTTAGCTTTGATTGTAAGATCTTAGAAACAATAGAAACATCTCCCGCTTTATCCAAATGCTCCAGAGAGACTTCAAGTTCTGCTTTAGAAGTTGCTTCAGAAACTTTAAGATCAATTAACTCATCAGAAAGTTTTTTGACTGGATTTTTAGATTCCTTTTTAATAGGTTCAGGTTCTGTAGCTTTATCCCACAAATCATTTAATTGACGCAATTTTTCAATATCTGTTAAATCGCTATCAATTATTCTTTTTCTTTCAGCATTAAGTTCAGTCACAGTCCATTGTTTTTGTTTTTCATTAACCTTAGTCTCTGTCAAATCCTTAAACTCAATATCCCAACTTCCTGCGTATTGCTTGCCTTGAGTAACAGCTGCTTCCTTTTCATCTAAACCATATTTAGTTAAAATACGTTCTGGACCTTTCCCTTTAAGAACAACAACATAACCATCATCGTGTTCCTGAACTACAACAACTACTCCTTTTTGTTTGAGGAAGTTTCGTTCATTAGTTTTGGATTCGTTTGCTGGTCTTCCATATCCACATACTGGACAGTATTGCTCCTTCTTGTCCTGATCCATTATTAATTCTTCACCACATTTTGGACAAACGTCCTCTGCTGGAACTAAATTCTCATTTACTTTAGATTCCTTTTTAGCAGATCCTGAAGCAACTTTATCCAAAATAACATCTTCACCTGTCTTTTTATCAATATAACGCTCGCCATCTCTCTTTACTTCATGCTCTGGAATTCCGGTACGGCTTCCAGAAACAATTTTGTAAACATTTATAGCTTCCGTTTCCTTCATTTGAGATTCTCCAACCATTGCCAACATAGCTTGCTTCGAAGCTTCCTCAAAGGAACCATATTTTCCTAAATGATCTCCTTTATGATAAAGATTAAAGGATTTACTTCCCTTTAAATTATCGTGAGAAACTATAACCCAATCAAGATCAGTTGACAATTCCCAAAATGATTTTTCAGAATCACTTTTTCCTATAGATTTTTTCCAAGTTTCTTTTAATTCTGATTCAGAAACCTTTTCCAAACCCAGCCCATCAACATTTCCCCAATCAACAGTTTTTACGTTTGCTTCTCCCACATCAGTTTGACCTTCTCCACTAATAGGTTCTAAATGAAGACTCAATGAATCAGAATCAGAAACCGTCCAAAGCTTTCCATCTTTATCTTTTAACAAATTTCCTTTTTGGAATCCATGATCTTCTGTAATTTTTGATTCTTTAACTTCAGCATATGCTTCTTTTGCTTGAGGAAGAAGAATATACTTCAAATAAACTGCTTCTATTTCCCCAAGATCTAAACCTTCAGGATCTTCGACTCCCACATCTTCTAAGGATTCAAACTTACTAAGTTGATCAATCATATCTCCGTTTTCTGGGAATTCATTAGGAATAGTCTTATTTGTTATTGCCCAATTAAGGATCTTCTGATCTTCTGGATTTATGCCTGGAATTTCTCCTATTAATTCTTGAACAGATTCTTTTACATTTTTAGATTCTTCAAGTTTAGCAATTTTCCTTTGATGTTGTTCAGGAACACCTAATTCCATCTCACTCACTAAATTCCGAACTTTGCACTTCCCAGTACCACATCTACATTCTTTGCATTGAACAGATTCCAAAATCCTAGAAGCAAATTTCTTTTCAACAAGATTCATCTTGCCTTCTTTAACCAACGCAGAAACTGTTTCTACAACATTTCTTTCGATTTTTTGAGGCTCAACTCCGTCAGTAGAAGGATCTGCGGTAAAGTCGGTAGTCACAAAGTGATAAGTATCAGACACTACTTTTTGACATTTCTTCTTTTTACCATCAGCTTCATCTATTTCAAATTCCTCAAGATCTCCTTCAGCACGAGTTGAAACTCCCACTTTACAACCTGCCCGCAATAAAGTTTCCAAAATACGACCGGTAGGGGTATCTAAAATCTCCATTTTCTGATAAACTTTGTTATCACTTTCATCAATCCACATCTTTGTTATAATATGTGAAGTTAGTTGAAGATCGCTTTGTGTTTCTGCTGGATGTTCCCCCTGTCCAAAAAGTGTCCTATCCGCTATTTTCTGCTGAATATTTTCGTCTGCTAAAACCTTCTCCCAAACATCAGATTCATAAATTCTGTTGTTTGCATTCACCTTTCCTATATTACAAATATTGTATGTTACGCAAGAAAGAACACCTTCAGGGAGTTTAACTTTTGTAACATCTTCAATTATAGGAGCAGAAGTAATAGTCTCATTGAGTTTCATTTCCAATCCTCAACTAAGTTTAATCATATTTCTCTTAAAGTTTGTAAACTTGATACAAATCATCTCCATACCAAGCTTGCTCTGCTTCAGAAGCCTTACCTGTTATCTCAACACCCTTCTCTTTGTTAATTGATCTTACAGTTGCTTCCTCAACAATAACCTTCAAATCTCTCTTTAGAACTATCTGAACTACGTCACCTTCCTTGATCTCTTCATCCTCTGTAACTTCACTAGATAAACCAAGAATTCTCTCTGCCATTGCAACCGCTTTTCTACCACCAAAAGCATCATCTTTTTTATCAGGCTTCACAAATTTACCTTCTAACAAACCATTATCCTTTGCATATTGATAAGCAGACTTATGCCAATCCTTTGCATCTAAGAAACCATCCTCCACTGCTTCCCAAACATCCTCATCATTCCATTCTTTAATAGTCTCGTTGGCTTTCTTATTGATAAGTTCAATATGAGCTCTATCTCGTTCAAACCAAGTATCAATCTCAGTGTCTTCAATAGTTATTTCTTCAAGAATTTTCTGAGATTCTTTTGCAGATTCCTTTTTTGCTTCTTGACATACTCCTCCAGACACTTTCTTAGCACTTAAAACTTTGACGCCCGGCTTTTTAGAAAGCATTCTCTTTGCTTCTTCTTCATCCAAAGCTTCTACTCTTGTATGTGTTTTCTTTCCATCCTTTTCGTATTCTACTTCATAGACTTCTTTAGTAAAGCCTACATCTTCACCACGAGCTTCGTTGGTTTTAGATTCAACAATAAAAGTTTCCTCTCCCCTATCTTTTAATTTTTTATCATATTTTAACATCAAATTCTTTAACTCATTTTCCGGAACTTCATCTGCTGTTCGACAATGATGTTTCTTCAACAAAGATTTCACTTCAGCATTCCATCCTTTGGAAAACTCTTCATCTTCAGAAAGAGTTTCATCCATATCTGGAAATATCTGATATATATTTTGTTCATGTTTCTCATTTGTTTTAGATTCAAATGGTAGTTTCTCCTCACCAGCAGCAACTTCTACTTCCTCTTCCTCCGGCTTCACTGCTTGTTCAGCAGCTTCCTCTTCTGGAGTTTCCATTTCCTCATGACCAAGTTCTCCTTCAGAAGGAACAGCTAATTCCTCTGGAGTAAGTGAAGCAGTTATAGGAGGTTCGGGTGGAGCAGGTATAACCGTTACAACACCATCATTACCAATATTAACTGCAGTATTACCATTTATGTTTACACTAACAGAAGCACCAGCTTCATCACCAACTGTTAAAGAAATATTTGCTTCAGTAATCTTTGTAATTACAGCCGTCTTATCTTTATATTTAACTACTGTACCTTCTTGAAGCTTGCCTTCCTTTACAGCATTCTTGATTATAAGTTTGGATTCCTTAGTAATGCATTCTGCATAATCTTTACCAGATTTCTTAAGAACACTCTTACAAATATTTGCAACATCTTCAAGTTCAACGCCTTCTTCTCCTGCCCAAACTTGAAGAACTAATCTACAAATATTTTCTAAAGTTGGTTCCTTACCACCTAAAAGATCCTCATTCATTTTAGATTCCTCAACTTTACCAGAACCAATTAGTTCAGCATATTCTCCATCATCCAAATGCTTAAGAGTTTCTAAAGCAAGTTCCTGCACACCTTCATTAGTCAATTTACCAGAATCATCACTTCCAAACAACTTAGCAAAATCCGGTTGGAAATGAAAATCTCGCTTATTGATTTGGAGAGTTACTTCTTTATCGCTTCCCTCATCCATAATCTGGACGCTAAAGGAATTACCTTTATCGTCCTTGACTTGAGTTGTTTCTGAAAGTGTATCTTCTTTTACTTCTTTTTCTTTCTTCATTTTCTTAGATCCACATTTTTCAGATGTTTCTACGTCTTTTATATCTTCATCCTTTTCAACTCCACCACACTTCTCAAACGGCCAATGAGCCTTCTTACATTTAAAACACGTAGGTGCTGTTTTTTCATCTACAGATTCCTTCTCTTCTGTATCCTTTTCATCTTTGGCTTTTGCATCACGATTCATTTTCTTGGACGCTTTAGCAGCGTCTGCGGCGTCATCTGCAACGTCTTCTAATGCTCTAGCAGCTTCTTCATAGTCCTTTACTTTCAATGCGTTAGAAGCGGCCCTAACTGCTGTTTTTAAGGATCTCATATAATCAATACCCATTTTGGCTTCATTGGTTTGTATTTTTGATTCCCCAAAATATCCTTTAGCTTTTTCTCTGCTAGAAACATGGACAAGAACTCCTGCACCTTTATTTTCTGGATCTGGAATTGCTTCAATTCCTTCTTTTTTCAGATCAGCAAGAATTTCTTTTCTTCTATCTGGGTCCCAAACGGTATATGGAACCCATTCTCTGTCTTTATATATTACAGTATCTTTCTTCTCTTTCATTTTAGATTCCTCAACTTCTACATCCGCTTTTTCCAATTCAACTTTAAGAATCTCTCCACTTCTCCACTTAGCCTGGAATCGACGTCTTGCTTCATTTTCATCTCTTCCATAATATCCAGCGACATGTTTTTGACCTTTGCCTTTGTTACTTTCTTCTCGTTTATTTCTCCAAGTAATGGTATACATATTGGTCTTATATTCTTGAACCTTCTTTGATTCTAAAGGTTTTTCTTTCTTAGATTTTTCTTCTCCAGGAACTTCTTCCTTAGAAACATCTTCTGGTTCTTCCAAACCCAATTCTTCTTCTGTATCTTCTTCCTCTTCAGCTTCTATTTCTTCTTTAGCCGGAGGCACAAGATATTGTAAAACCACGCTACGCTCAATCTGAGCAATATCAATTTCATCAATAGCTGCTAAAATAAACTGAGCAACATTTGTAGTATCTATTTCATGCTCTTTAGCTGAATAAACTTTATTGCCTTCTTGATCATCTATTTTAAGATCTTCGATTTCACCTTGATCATTTTTGTCAACAACTACATAATAATGCATATCGTCTTTACGACCTAAATAAAGCTTGTCGAAATCAGGTGTAGCTGCTTCTTCTGGTACTTCAGGAACATCTAAATCCTCTTCCTCTGGAGGAAGTTCATCATCTCCTATAGGATTTTCAGGAGGAATATCATCACCAATCTCATTAATTTTATTCTCGTATTTCATAAGATTAGAATGTTTCTGAAGACAAGATTCAACTTCTTTAAGACGGTTGGTTAATAATTCAAGAGCATCTGGTTCCCATTCTCTAGAAGAAATGCCCTTCTCTATACTAGATTTTAGATTTCTTAATCCTTCTACAAACATGTGTTCAGGATTTGCTGTACCAACCAAAAATTTGGCAGCTTCAATATCTCCGGCTCTCTCGATTAGTTTGGATTCTTTTGTTTCCTTCCCAGTGTCAACATCAATATCAACACCATTACATTTTGGGCATCTCATTTCAGTACTAGGATTCTTCCTATTAAATCTATAACCACATTCCTGACATTGCCAGTCTTTCATATCTTCCTGAAGTTTAGAATCTTCTTCCGACAGAAGCTGATCCTTATTCTCAATCATTTCCCGCATTATATCTTCCATGTATTCTCCTAGAATCCAAAAATATCCCCTACTACGGTCTCATATGAATTTTCCACATCATCGGTATTAGCTGGATTACTTCCAGCCTGATGATAAATAGCAACTTCGTGAGTGGCGGCAGGAAAACCAGCTGGAATTAAAACAGGAAATTGACCAGTCGTTCCCTTTTCTACTAATATAATAACCGAATCAGCCCAAGTGGTTGAATGGGAAAATGCTAATGCAACATTATCCCAAACCATTCCATCTCCTCGACGGATTATTCTATAATAGTAAGTGTTGCCTGTATGTCCCAAAGCATCCATAAAAATGCGATCAATATAAATATCCATGTTAATCCCCCTTGATTATTTATTTCTTCCCTAATTTTGCTTCTCTCATCTTTGCTTTAGTCTCTTCCGACCTAGGTTTTCTCAATTTCTGCTTGTGCTCTTCCGACTTAGGCTTCCCTAAATGAGATTCTCGTATTTTTTCAATAGTTTCCGCAGACATAGGGCCACGTTTCTTCCCTAAATGAGATTCTCGTAATTTTTCAATAGTCTCATCAGAACATATCTTTCCCCCCTGTCCACCAGAATTAAGATTATATCCATTAGGCCATTGAGTGTTTAATTCAACAATATATGCTTGTTCAAGTTCGTACGCTTCTTCATAGCTGTCGGCTGCGTCGAGAATATCAAAATCAAAATCATGCTTTCTTAACTTGTTTCCAATAAGAGAATTATTTTTTATGTGTTCATAAAATCTCTTCTCCGGATCTTTAGAAACACCAATGTAAGAAAATCCTTTTTCTAAATGGTTCTCATCAATATTAGTATAGATATAGATGTAGATCTTCATTTCTCTCTACGTTTTGCTCCATACTGTCGGAACAGTATCAGGATTATTCCGCCACATAATGATAAGAATGCTGTGAACAAGGCCAGAGTATAAATTGTGTGATGGTGAAGATGATTTGTCATCATGGTTTGGAACATATCTATTTTTGTAATAATTTGTATTAATAAATCATGATCAGTTTCAATAAGAGATAAGATGTTAAACATGTTTAATCCCCAGATTCTTTCAATTGTTTAATCAATTCTTCCTTCTCTCGACGATTCGCTTCCGTATCAAAAAGTAAGTAGCGGACATTGACACGAATAACTGCTAGTGTGTCCATTAAGGTTTTAAAAGAAACATCCGGAGGACTATCTGTAAAATTAACATTTTTATTTACAATAGTGATTATCTCAGCTGCTTCTTTTTCTGCCTCTTGCAACTTATTTCGCTCTTCTTGATTCATGGTAAAACTCACACAATCAATAAATTCTCATTTACAATTATCCATTCAACAAATTTCCTGAACGTCTTTTAACTTCGGATGGAATTCTTTTGGTATTATAAGCTTGAACTGCTGTCTCCACATCATTCTCAGAAAACACAGCTATCCATATCCCTTCCATATAGAAATTAATCTCAGTGAAATAAATCCTTCCTACTTCTGAAACTTTTTCAAATGTTGGAAGATTCACAACCTCTGAATTAGGATAATTGGGATCTAGAATCTTTGCTGTTATTATTAAATCATCAGTATCTTTCACTGCCTTATAATAGATTCTTTGAATCCCCGGAGGATATAATTCAGCCACATTATTTTACCTCTTAACTCTTAAGATTAACCAAATAATTTCTAGAAGGCCATTGCCGGAGTATCAAGTCCACCCACAGCAATAGCTATATTATCAACTGCAGTCTGTACATTACCAACAGCAACAGCAGTAGCAAGACCAGCAGCAGTTATTGCTGCAGCAGCGGCTGACTGAACTTGAACCTCACTAAGATTATTAAGAGCATTAATTAAATTAGCTAAAGCGGTTTGTGTGTCAGTTACATTGGTAGCAGTAGCTAAATTAGCAGCAGTGATTGCTGCAGCGGCAGCGGTCTGAACACCCCCAGCATCAATGTTATTAAGGGCGGCAATAGCATCTGTAATTGCACCTTGAGCTGTGGTAACATCGCCACTTGTAGCAACATCACCAAGAGCAGTAAGAGAAGATTGTACAGCCTCTACTGCTACACCAATATCGTTTAGATTATAATTACCTACGGAGTAAGCTTTGATGACCTGACCTTCTTTACTAAGAGCACCAGCCTTGTGTATAATAACCTGCCAAGTTCCAACAGCATTAGGAGTAAAACTACCGCGATATGTACCTGTGTCTGCTACCTCAACCAATTCAACATTAGGAAAAAATGAATTCTTTGTCTTGTTGGGTAAATAAATCTCAGCCACAACTTCAAGTAAACCTGTTGCCGCATTTGGTGCCTGATAACCAATTTCGATCGCTTCATTTATTTTAAATAATTTGTCTGCCATTTTCTGTTTCCTTTCTTTAAGCTACCATAGGAAGAGTTGTTAATAAACTTTCAATACTTTTTTCAACTTCATACTGTTTTATTACTGAACTAGTTCCATCTGACTTATTAACATGCACTGTCCAAGTTCCAAGAGCATCAGGAGTAAAACTTCCTTGATATATTGAACATCCAGACAAGGGAATTTCTGTCATTGTAACATCAGGGAAATTTACTAAATCCTTAAATCCTGTTTCATCAATAATCTCCATTTTGATTACTAGACCTGCTTCTCCACCAGCAGGCTGATACTCAACTCGAACAGATTGATTTAAATGAGCCATCTTAACCCTTTTGAGCAGTCTCTACATTTAATAACTTGCTGCCATATTTATTATCCCAAACATTTTGTGATATAACACTAAAATCTTGAAAAATAGGAAGTTCCCAAGTTCCTTGACGATAAGCATAAAAATATAAAGAACCTAAAACATTTACATCACTAGGTATCAACTGTAAACTATAACAACCAGCAACATTATTAATATTTGTCCATTCTCTTGGAGATAATGTTACTGTTACACCATTTGCTTTTATCAAATGTGCATACATGCACTGACTTAACAGTGCCCCGTATATAGGAATAAAAGGGTCTGATAGTCGTGTTATTTTAGTAAGTACGACACCTAAATTGATAATTTGAGCTGTATTATATCTTAGTTCTATCATTGTTTAATTAAGGATTAAACTTCGTCTTCCCCAGGTTCACCTATTGGAAGTTCTTCCTCATCAGCAGCTACTTCTTCTGTTTCCTCTTCAGCAGATTCACCTGAAATAAATATAGTATACATGTCCTCGATTCTATCGTCTTCACAACCACGAACAAAATCCAATAATGCTTTCTTCATTTCTTCAATAGATAAAATTCCGCCTTCTTCACCTAGCTCTTCTGCTTTTCTTTCCTCGGCCTCTTCATTCACATTATCCAACTGAGGATCTTTGCCTTTCATCTCAGGACCTTTATCTGGACCCTTACCAGGCTGTTGGGCTTCTTTAATCTCCTCAGGAAAATCCTTCTCTGCATTTTGAGTTTCATTCAATAACTGCCGGAAACTTTGATCCATGTTCATTTTATTCTCCCTTAAATAGTTCGAAACTTGTTTTGTTTAATCGATTCAATAACACAGGAATCAATTTTCTATATTCTAAATTACCTTTTTCACATTCAATAATCGTATGTGTGAGAATACTGGAAATACTCTTGATATAAGTAAGATTCGATTCCCCTATTTTCTTAATTCTCTCCAATGTCTTATGAACGCTCTTACCTTTTAATTTCTCTACCAATTGACTCAGCAACTGCCCCTCAGAAGGAAGTTGCTTTAATGTTTTTCGAACAGCTGCAATATTACCTTGATCCCATTGAGCTTGAGCAGAATCCAATATCTTCTGGTACTTAGTTCCAGAGAAATATTTGCTTGCTTCATTTAAATCAATTAATATTTGTACAGAAAGAGGATTCATATTAAATAGAGTCTCCTACTAACAAATAAATAAATGAGAATACTATTGTTTCGCTGCTAATTGCTCTAATAATTTTGGGATATTTTCCAAAATATCAGAAGATGAGACACAAAAACCTAATGTCCCATTGGGGTAAATAAGTGAAACTAATCCATAACATTTTCCATTTAAACCAAAAATAGGACCACCAGAATTTCCCAGATTAACAGAAGTATCAACCTGTATAAAAATCTGACTCCCTCCTAAAAACTTTCCTATTCTGCTAACTACTCCAGTTGAAATACTATTTGTTAATCCTCCTGGATTCCCAATCATTAATAAACTTCGTCCGATTCTTAAATCTCTTATATCTCCGAACTGAACAGGAGTTAACTCTAAACAATCAGGAATATCAATCTTTAAAATTCCTAAATCGATTGAAGAAACAAGTGATTCTGGATTAGAAATATCAAAAGGAATATTAATAAAATTCCGTATTTCAAAAATTTCTCCAGAATATATCTGAACAGTTGCCTTAACATCCCAATATGTGTTAGGGTCAGATAAAAAACCTTTCAAAGAATCAACAACATGAGAAGCTGTTAAAATATTTCCTTCCTTATCTAAAACCATTCCAGAAGCATTAACATACGTTAGAACTTCTTTTCCTGTCATTGGATGACGGGTTTTTGCTATTACATTCACACAAACAACTGTTGGATTAAGTCTTTCTACTAAATTCGGAATTTGTTCTTCACAAATATTATCTTGAATATTTCCCAACAATTTCTTATACAGCATGCAATCTCTCTCAACTAATTGTTCTACTAGCTGAGTAGTTCGACCTTGGGTGTATAAAATATCTAACTTCCTTGTTCGCATTTGATAGTTCAAAAAGCTTATATTAACAACAGCAACCAACAAAATCGAAACAATTGATATTTGAATCCATCTCTTCATGATAATCTCCTTATTCTTTAGGAATATTTACCGGAATACCAGTTTCTTTTCCTTCTAAAATCCTGTCAATTTGTCCAAAAATCATGGAGGAAGCAATAAATTTTCCGACTACTACCTTCACCAAAACTATTTCCTCTGTAATTAATTCAACTTCTTGTCCAGCTTCTACACCAAGAAGTCTTATTGCTAATCCATATCTCTTCATCTTTTCTTCTGCTGTCAGATTTCGCTCATCCGGATATGATGTACCTAAAGCAGATACCAACACAAATCCAAGATTAGCAGGATTTCTACTCGGCACTCCGAAAGATGTCTGAGGAAGCACATTGCCTTGAAAGTCACAAATAGGTTGCTGTAAATTAATCTTCATCTTCTTTCCCTTTCAAAATAGTTATGTTTTTAATTGATTTATTTCCGATTCATACGCATCAATCTTTGCATATATATTTGATTTAGATTGTCCTTTAGGCATTGTTTTTGCCAAGTTTTCCAAATCCTTTATTCTCTTCTGCAAATCTTCTATTTTGTCCATAGTGAACATTTTCTTAAGTTTGGGATCCGATATGGTTGAGACATCTTCTTTAATTATGTGCTCAAATAGTTCTTCAAACATATCATCTCCCTAAAGACTTCTCCCAGTAAGCACCATCTTTAGTTTCTTCTGCTCTTTTGAAACCCATTTTCTCTAACATAGATTGGGATGCTATATTAAAAGATTCTACATATCCTCTTGCCTTAGTGACCCCATATTTTTCAATAGCATATTTTATTCCAAACTCCAATAATTCTGGACCATACCCGCTACCTTTTATCCGAGCATCTAATCTAGTCAAATATACTAATTTATCTTTACTATTTATGTCGAGGGTGGCTTCTACTACTAAATCATCACTTATATCAAGCCAAGTTTTGGTTTCTTTATTTAGCCGTCCATCAAAAAAAATTCTGACCTTCTTATCCGTAATTGTGATATCTAATCGTCTGGTTTTATATTCTCTCTTGTCTTCCTGAGTCTCTTCTCCAATTATATATTCAAATAGTTCTTCTTTAACTTTCTTGGTCTCTTTTGATTCTCTGATTTCTAATTTGGAACCACACTTTGGACAAGTCATAGTTTTAAGAACTTCTGGCTTTGTTTCCTTTACAGTTTTTCTATAACTACGCCAAGGACATTCCTTGCTCGTACAAACTAACTCAGTCCAATCTCTCCAATATCCTCTAGCTTCTACAGCTTTTGTAATTTTGGATTTATGCATTACTCTTTTATCAAAACCAGCATTACCAAGTTCATCCAAATCATAATATGTCTTACCTTCATCAGTTGAGAAGCAAGTAGGACATCTCTTAGATTGCCAATCAGGTTTATGATCCGGAGATCTCGCATCATTAACATCCATCCACTCTTCTGGATTATCTGTAAGTTCTGTTAAAGGTTTATACTCTGCCAATTTGTTAAATATGGAAGTTGTTAATCCCGCGGAGAATCCGGAATGTCCTTGATCAGCAAACTTCTGGATAAGATCCATTACTGCTTCACCAATCATTCCATCGTAGTCAGAATCTTTATCAAATAGTCCTGCTAATTGAAGTTCCTTCTTTGCAAAGTCAGTTAGAGATTCATTTATTGATTCCCAAGCTTCTGCTTCTTTTTTACCATAACCATAAGTAAGAATATATTCTAATTGATCTATATTTTTTATACTTATTGGAGAACTACTATCAAAGTCTTCTCTATCTAGATCTAGAAACATCTTTTCAATTCCTGAACCATATTCTTTATACAGACGAAGAAAAGATTCTATTTGTTTCTGTGTAGGTTTGTTATTTCCTCCAGTTATCCCTATTTCTTTTGCATGCGGGGAAAAGTAACCAGCTATTGCTCCAGCAAAGTACATATCACTTGGAGCAATATCAATTTTGTTAATAGTAACCAAATAAGCATAGAAAACTGGAATAACTGTTCCATCAGTAAGTAACCAAAACTTTAGTTCTCCTCTTTCTTTACCTGAGTAAGTACATGGAACTAACTTTTGACTTTTTCCTTTATAATAGTTCTTTAGCTTTGTTTGAACTTTACCAAGTGGTAAGAATGCTTCTTGAATGGATTCCCCCATCTTCTTATATTTAGCAATATAGCTCTTTGTCTCTTCAGGAAGTTTAGATCCACCAACACCATTATTCCCCTTTAGATTACCAACACCCCAATTATAGGCAGCTAATCGATTCTCAAGATTATCCTCAAGATTATAATGCTTTAATAATCGAGGGATTTCTATGTTTAAATAATAAGAACCAACCTTCCTATTCTTGTTGGAATCGAATGCTTCTTCCCAAGACCATTGGACATTCATCTTGCGAGTCATCTCTTCCCAAGTAGGTTTTGTTATCTGAAGAAGACCTCTTGCTCCAGATCTTTTGTTCTCGGCCTTTGGATTATTTGAAGATTCGATTGATGCTATTTTAGATATGTTGATTTGAGGAGAAGCTTTTGGAGATACAATAGTAAACTTAGGAGTTACTTCTTGTCGAGAAGGGGCAGAGATAGTAGGTGGTTCGCTTTTGTCTTTAGGAACGCTTGTCTGCATACCTCCTAGGCCTATCAAACTGGCTGCTGCAGTTGTAACTAATGTTTTGCCTAGACCTTCCTCTAATTTGTTTACTCTATCTCTAAATTCTTCCCAATGACCAGTAGAACTATAAGATTCAAAATATTCTATATCCCCATCAGGATGAATCCAACCACCTTTATAAGATAATTGTTCATTCAATAATTCATTCTTCTTCGCCTGGATCTTCATTACAACATTACGAAATGCTTCTGAACTTTCCTTGCACATATCATCAGAAGTGTCAATATTATCTAAGATTTGATAGAGAGCCTTAGCAACTTGCTCCCAGGTCATATCCTTGCTCTCTTTAAGAGAAATGAGTTTACCTAGAATCATTTGATCTGTGAAAAAAGAATTGGCTTCGATAAAATCCATTTATTTATTTCCTTAAACTATTTCCTCTGCTCTTACAGGGGTCAGATACACTTCCATATTATTAGGAAACACTTCTACTATTCCAGTAACAATATCTACTACATAAACAACATCATCTCTTAATATAGGAGGCTGTTCTGGAGTAGCATTTTTAAACATATCCGTCTTTGTTAAATCAATAACTAGGAAGCATTGCATTTTCTCTATAAGTCGAAAGGTTTCTCCAACTTTAACTTCTCCAACCTTTAGCTTTTTTCTTAATTTCAAAACTGTTTCCATATTATTCCTTTAAATAGGATTTGGCTAAAATAAAACTCATAGTTGCTAGAAGACCAAAGAAAATAGCTCCTATAACATCTTGTTTGATTTCTAATCCATACAATGCAAAAATCAAAAGTTCTATTCCTAAAACAGAATATGCAACAGAATAGGAATTCATATATTTCTCTAAAATATATTAAGAAAGAGTGCTTATTACTAAATAAATGGGTAGAAGAAGAATATTTTGTAAATTAAAAAGCCTCTCCAAGATATCATCCTTAGTGTTGGAGAGGCGGTAAAACATCCTTCTTCATCGAGAGTTTCTTTTCTATCTGCCCAAGCATATACAAAATCCTATATGCAAAACTCTTAGCAATATCTGGCTTCAACATTACCATATCCAACCAAGGATGTCCGGTCTTTAAGACACTCCAAGCACATCTAATTCTCCTAGGCCAAGATAGTTTTCCATTACCATAAGGACCAAATCCCCAGAAGCTAATGCTAATTCCATAATAGTTAAATTCATCTTCCATCTTTCCATCTCTGGAGACAACTACTTCAGAATCATCATTTGCTAGGAATTCAGAATAGACAACGAGTCCCTCAGACAGGCAATCACATTCAAACAATGGCTTGGAATTTTTCATTCATTAATTCCTTAAACATTTCTTCCCAATATTCTCTACTATAGTTAGTTTTTATGTGGCAAGACAAACATAAAGTAATTAAATTATTTTCATCAAGATTCTCTTTATCATAATCAATGTGATGGACACAAAGATTTCTTTCTTCTTGTTCTTTTGTTTTTCCACAATTTTGACAAGTTTGATAATCTCTATTTCTTATATACTCTCTTAATTGTTCAGTCCAATTTTCAGGATAGGGATTAAAAGAGATTCCTCCCTGCCAATTATAGCTATTTTCTCCTCTCAATTCTCCTCTCAAAGCTCTACAGGCAACACACAAACAATCTTCACGATGAAATTCTAGAGGAGTACAAAAAGTACAACCACAATCTGGTTTATGTAAATTTCCTTCTCTATCTTGATTAGAACATTTTCGAGAGCAATATTCATTATCCCAAGATCTTAGGACTTCAAATTCTTTATTACAATCATTATTTTTACAAATTCTAATTTCTCTTCTTTTATTGGCTTCGGCCCATCTTTGAACGTTTTCTGGAACATGCATAGGATGATTTACATGGACATTATGTCCATTTACAAACCGTTTGTTTCTTTTACCTTTAATTATTTCAGTTTTAAATTGTTCTCCACAACCGCATTCACAATAAGCTGTTATATAAGAATGAATTGGAGGATAATCCCATCTCATTTAATTATCCCATTTAATTAATGCTGCAAAAATAATACATTGATCAACGACTTCCTGAAGTCTTTCTACCTTTTTCTTAATACCTGGATCAAAAGATTCAATTGGATCAATTAAATCTAACTCTTTATCTGGTTTGTCTCTCATTTTGTTTCCCAGTTGCTCTCTTTATATCTTCGCTAATGCCTGGAAACAAATCCTCAAAAATTGATATTAGACTAAAATTATGCCCACAAACACAAAACTCCTGTTTAAAAGAACAAGGGCATCTACATTTAGGACATATTTTAAATTCAGACATTATTTATTCTCCTAATCTGGGCAGCAGGATTCGAACCTGCGACTACCTGGTCCCAGGCCAGGTGGCATACCAGACTTGCCCATACCCAGAACTACTTACCATTCCCCAATCTCCAAATTAAATAAACCACACCTACTGTATCTACAACTAACTTTAAAATCAACCAAATCAATAAATAGAAATCACATCCTCTTAACATCCCTGCATCTCCCCCCCTTAATTCTCCGAAGACTTCGTAAGACGAGCAATCAAATTCTTAATTGCAGGCCCAAACAAAACACCAAGGGCAAACACCAATGCATGAGTTACTAGTACCATAATGATTCTCCTAAAAAATGTTAATACTGTTGTTTAGAACTCAAAACCTAGATTTTTTGCTGCCACAATTTCTATCTCTGTAAGATATCTTTGTATTTATTTTCCAAACTTCTTCATAATTAAATTATACTCACTTCATTTATGACTTTATAATCTAATCCGTTTCTCAACTGCACAACATCCTTTGTAACTGCAATAAATGTAGGATCAGTATCACCAACCCAAGTTCCACAGTTAGCATAGATTCTTCGAGTAGTGGGTTTATAATCATAATTTTCATTTACATCAATAATCTCACAAACTTCAGCTTGATGATTATGCCCAAATATAGAAATCTGATTCAAGTTATTTAGTTTAAGATTCTCCATATCCTTTATATTTCGAACCTTATTCTGCAGCAGAGCAGCATCAACTTTAAAATTACCAAATTTAGGCCGCATCTTCTTCAGCCAAACATCTACATCTGGATGAATCCATCTCCCCATTTCTGCTACAGACAATGTAACCCAATAACCAACAGGCCATTTGATGCTTCTAAGAGGGTTCTTAAACTTATTCCATTTATCGAACTGATGCCCATGCATAGCTGTAATATTTCCACTTTGATATTTCTCAGGAGTCAATTTAGCAAATGGAAGATAATCATGATTGCCAAATAGATATGTAATCTTCCTACTTCTCTTAGACAACTCATTCACAACATCATCATGAGCCCAAAATATCTTATCTAAATGAGCCTGCCAAAGTTCATAGAGATCGCCTACAATGATTATCTCACTTGCTCTGTTATCTGTCCACTCGAGGAAAGATATAAGTTCTTTGTCTCTATGGAAATCATCAGACTTAGAACCGTCTCCAAGATGGATATCACTTATGAATATCTTCATTCCTATCCTTTCTTCTGGCTCTTCAGCCATGTTTGAAACACATGATTTCTAATCCTTAGTTAAGAAATACAATCCCACAACAAGAAGAAACAATCCTTCCACCATACATTGTAAAGTTATCATAATTAAACCTCCCTAACATTATTATAAAATTCATCATCTGACCAAAAACCAAGAATCTTAGGAGACATCCTTCTTAATTTGCCTGTATTTACTTCTTCCATAAACTCTCGAGCTTTTACTTCATCCTTAAACACATACAAGATTCTCCAAGGCATGGTATTTGAACATGACTGACCACAAGCCCCAGATGGACCTTTATCCTCATAAGCTACATAATAAGTTGACATTAATCACTTCCCCAAATTGATCCTAGTACACACAACCACAATCAGCACATGTATTAGAACTACCCATTACTAGTCTACTACTTGGATTACCACAAACACAAATATATTGTTTCTTATCTCGAATATTTTTATCAATATATCCGGCTGTTTCTCTCTGAATATCGCTCTCTTCTATTTCAACAAAAGAAACTTCTATTACCACTGTATCTTCAAGAGCTTGGAACTGATGCTTCACACCAGCCCAAACAGTATAATTCTTTCCTGGAGACAAAAGATCACTACAATCTTCTGCTTCAATATTCAACAATCCAGAAATAACATGGAAAGTATTGTGCTTCATTCTATGAGTATGCAAAGAGCTTGTTCCACCCTTCTTTATACGAAGAACATTTACACTACAGAGATCATTGGAATGGATTACTCGATTTGTTCCCCAAACCTTAGGAGTGTCTGTTGCTTTCTTACATCCTTCCGAGCAACTTCTGGAATCCAAATCAAAATCACATTTAGTTGCATCACATTTATCCTCCTCCCCTTCAAAATACATCGTAAGAGGACAAATAGGTTGAGGAATGTTTTGCATTGATTCTTCTTTATTTGTCATTTTTCACCTCAGTTTCTCCTCAAGATATAAATTTACTAATTTGCTTGTTAATCTAATACACCAACCTTCAGGAAATTTCATATCTTTCGGGATAAAATCTTTAGGCCAAAAACCTTCCTGAAACATTTCCTGAAATGCTTTCAAATGCTCAATATTTGTTGGATCAAACCATTCAATAATTGTCATAATTTCACCATTTCTATTATACTAAAAAATAAGGGAAGCTGAAAGATAATTCAACTTCCCACTCCTTTAATTCCTTGGTTATCCCTAATTATTTTTAAGCTCACACTTCTTCAGGTTCATCCTTTATAAGATCTAACTCCTCTTCAACAACTTCCATTTCTGATTCTGGTTTGAACTCGACTATTGTCTTTGAAAACTTTAATTTCCAAGATCGAGCGTCTCTTTCTATTAACCAACCCGAACTAATGTCTTTGTCTCCTTTTCTCTTAGCTTCTAAAAGAGACTTATCTCCAATCTTAATAGCTTCCTCATCATCTTGAACAGAAACTAAAGCTGGCAAATATGATCGAACATCCATGCTCTCAGTAGGACGCCTTCTTGTAAACAATTTATCTCTTCGTTTTATTGCCTCATTTATTGCAACATCTGTTATGAGTTCATAATTAATATTTCCTGAACCCAATGTGTTATCCTCTGGTATAAGATTGCTATAAATGCTTTCAAATCCTGGCTTAGGAGGCTTCTTTTCTCCAGGTTGCTCTCCGGGTAATGCTGTAGGCTTTGCCGTTTCTTCTTTAGCCGCTTTAGCCGCAATCATTTGTTTTCTTAATTCATCTTCCTTTTGCATAACTTCAGGAGATTTAAAGAAATCTGTAATCTGGAAATCTTCCATCTTTAGAATCTTCTCATTAAAATACTCCCAGATCTTCAGCATATCAATTCGATTACCAGCTACCTTTTTCAAAGTCTCAATAAATTTCCTAAATGAATCTATCCCAGAATTCAAAGACTTCATCATTTGAGCTTCTTCAGTTGAGGAAGTTTCAGACATATGAACTTCAAACAAAGCAGGATCCGGATCCATTCCCATATAAGCAAGATGTATCTGACATAGGCGAACAATGCCTGAAACTAGCGATCTCTGTAATCTTCTAGCAGATCTGGCGAATCGTATACCTAATTCTGATATAGCCTCAGAACCTAATGCTCCGGATGATTCCTTAGTAAATGCACCACCTAATGATGGAGAACATGCCATAGCAAATGCTAATTGATTCCTTAAGTTATCAACATCAACAATCCATCGAATATCAGCCTCTCCTCCAACCTTCTCATACTTAAGATCATCAATGCTTCCCCACACAGGAACAAAAATATCTTCAATTGCAGTCAATGAATTTTGCTTGTTATCAAAACCAGGACTGCCATCTCTTGTATCAATAGCTCGAGCCTGAGTAATCAAAGTAGCATATTGATCCATCAAGCTACTAACAGCCTCAGCATTATTCATATCTACTTTCATCTTCCAAATATAACGAATAATGCCTCTTGTTACACGAGCTAACAGTAAACTATCCTCTGCTAATCGAAGTCTCTTATAAGCAGGTAATGCATTAAGAGCTATAGATGCTCCATATCTTGTATTTATCTGTTTAGTGTCTCCCCCTGTTACAAGATGGATTTGTCTCATCTCCGCATAACCAGGATCGCCTCCAAATTTAGGTCTCTTCCTTTTAGTTCCAAGAAGTCTAAAATGCACATAATCCCATGGAGGAATCAATGCTTGAGATCTATCATCATATCCTGTCTGAGCAATACCCTGAGGTGTCCTATAGAATCCAACAAGCATTCCTTCCACTTCTACTCGACTTATATGCATTGGATAAACACCATCATCCAAAGAGATAACTCCAATACCTGGAACTCCATTTGCTTTTATAAAGAGATCACCAAATGTAGCAACAGAAACAGCCCAGTCAAATATCTTCTCTTCTACTCCTACTTGATCTAGAAAACTAGTAAGCTCCTTAGCATATGTATCGTTTTGAGAAGTCACCCAAACTGTTGCATTGTGGATGGGATTGAATGTCGTCGCAACATTCCCATAAAGATCAAGAGCAGGACCAACAAACCAATGCTCGCAATTACTTACAAAAACGCCAGCTTTCAATGGAAAGTTATGATTCTTCTCAGTTCTTAAACAGTAAACATCCTCAAGATGAGGTAATTCCTGAACAATAACAACTTTATGATTCAAAAGACATTCCATTAATTTAGACATTAGGGAATCACCGGATTGAAGATACTGGGCTTCTTTATATGTTCCATCTCTCAGAAGAAATTTATGATCTAAGGTACAATCTATTTCTTCTCCATTATCCAAAGTAACTCTCACCAATTTAGAAGATCTTCTAGTAAGACCAACAGCCATTATTTTATCTGGTTCTAATCCTAAAGTTTCTGGGTTAATACTCAAAGTGTATTTTCCAACAAAGTTCTCAGGATGTTCTGACATTTCTTTCAATGTTGGAGTTGTGTTGTTTAATAGATACACTTGGGTAGATCCTACAAAACAGGCTCTTTCCAGTTCCTGATACATTCCAAATCTATCAGCTGAAACTCTAACATCCTCCTCTATCGAACGCTGTAACATCTTAGCAGTCAACCCAGCTTTTTGTAACAGAAGAATTGCATCCTTATCTAACTTTTGTCCTACTCCACGAAAAGTATCAGCAGGAATCATCGGAGGTTTATCTGTTATACCTGGCAATAATTGAGTAAATGGATTTGTTGAAGGCATAGTTTCTATCCCAAAAAGTTTGATGGTTAGTTATAAGAACAACTTGCTAATTAATAAATAAATGGAAATAAAGAGATAAAGGTGGAAAATAGAAATTTAATTAAGAAACTTTTAATTCAAGTTCACTCATAAGCACATACCGCTCTACTTCCTGTTTAATTTTCTTAAACATTTCAAAAGCAACAATTTGAGCCGAAGTTGGATGACTGCTACAGTCAAAAACTGATTGTGACTCAACATTTTCATTACTTTCTTTTCTTAGATAATCGTTTCTTGTTTAGTCGAACTAACAGTTTATAAAACTCTATTGGGTTATCCTCATAATCTATATCCCCTATACAATTAAAATTCTTATTTACTAAAATACCTGGGCACACAGTACATTCACCATTACTATAATCACAAAAATAACAATCATTTTCTAAAGTATGCGGACTATATCCATTAGCAGTTAAATATAGATGTTTTAATTCTTCTATATCTTCTTCTGTAAGTCGTAGTCCTACTTGTGTAATCCACTTCCACATTCTAAGACACTCTGACCATGTTTTATTTAATGACATCTTCATAATCTTTCTCCTAAGTTAGTTCAAACAATAATAGTTGTTCATTAGGTTGTCTTAACATTTCTATATATCTTGTGGACAATTCCCAATACTACCCCAATGGTGCTTTAGGATTTTTAGTTGTTATACGAAATATATCAGAACTTATAACTGCTATTATTATACAGGGGTTCAAAGCATCTTCTTTCGCCTCTTTACACCAATCACTCTCAGGAAACAGTTTTACTCTATCACCAACTTTAAATTTAGTCCGGCCAATCATAGTCATTCCTTATTGCTAAAGTAAGATACTTTACTAATCCTTCAGCACGTTTCTTATTGTATGATTCTCTATACTTGGTATATAAACATCTGTTTCAATACAAACTTACTTGTCTCCTTATCTTGTAATATCCAACCAAACTTTTTCATATTATGTTATCTCCGGTGCTCTCTCTTTTCTTAATTCTTCACTTAACTCATTATTTGCAGTTTCTAAAGTTTGTAGTGCTTCCGCAGCCATTATGCATAAAACTAAATAAAATCCTTGAGATACTGGCTTATCTGTATTTCCATATATCTTCAACACATTGATTAATGCTTGCGTAGATTCATCCATTTTTAAACCCCCTCCAAAGTTACTTTAATCTTCACAACTATTTCTTGAGAATTTCTGTGTATACTTGCTACCGCAATTTTGTTCCTGCACGCACGCTCGTCAATAAATTGCCACATATCCATTAAATCATAGCAAGGAGGGCTGATGTTAATAAGTCATCGAGCTTTTAAGGACTGTGCCACCTCCACGCTAATGATTTATTCAATCTTCAATTGCCAAAACATCTTGCATGTCTATTATCCGGAGATTTTCATCCTTACTATCAAGTTCTTGTCCAGAAAAAGAAATTAAAACTCTATCCCCAACCTTTATAGACATAATATTCCTTTTTCCATTACCAAGAATCCTACCAGGCCCAACTGCTCTCACCACACCAGTAGTTGGACTCTTCTTAGCAACTCCGGGAATAAGAATTCCTTTGTCTGTTCTATCTTTTGGAACAATGTATTCCACCAATAATTTATCACCTAATAAAAGCTGAATGTTCATGATTTCTTTGTCCTAAAAATAAAATGATGAATTTTCCCCAAAAATGTAACAACACTTACCTGCATATACGGCTCTTCTGCGGACATTGTCTGTGCTATATTTTCCCAATAAACCGCCTTAATAAAAGATTTCGGACCACCAACACAATTGAGTGACATAAAAGTTGAGACCATCTCTCCCATTTTCAAAAAATTTCCGCTTCTTAATCCTGATTCAAACAAACCACTTAATCCATTATGAATATTATGAACTATTGTATTCTCCACTATATAACCAGTTACTTCTGGAGAAGGAAGAGGAACAATTTTTGGACCTTCATCTCTCATCTGTTTTCTCAGGCTTTTTTACTTTCTTATCCTCACTCTTTATCTTATACTCTGCTTCTTCCTTGGTGCAAGTAACTAAAACAGTTTTTCCAGGAAGAAATATTCGACATGCTACTTTTGTTTGAGATTGTCCATCCGGACCCATCACTTCTAAAGGAATGATATCGGGAGCTAAATAGCAAACATGCTCAGCTACAATTGTAACTGACATATGACTTACTCGAATTTGCTTCTCACTAACTGGCTGAATAACTACTTCTGTAAACTCGACGAATCTCATGTTAGTTCTCCTTCTTAATGTCATCCACATTAAACAAAAACTTTGCTTTCATCATATACACTTTCAATTGCTTCTTGTTATGTCCACAACAAATTCCTAAACAAAATACCTTTGGCTTTCGTTAGTGACCAAATAAATCATTTTCACGTTAACACTCATAAAAACATCACCATGTTTCCATTTTCTATTCATGTTTTTCTCCTAAAAGAATGTTTTACTATTTTTAACCCCCAATTCTTCTCGCACCCATTGAGGATAAGATGATTCCATTTCCCAAGATCTTGTAATAGCATAAGGCAACTTAATTTCTGGATGCTCTTTTAACAATTTCGTAAGTTCCATATACATTATATCATACTCTTGATCTGAGACTTCTGAACGAAATAAAACATAGTACAAGTAATCATATCTTGTTAGTTTTCTTTGAAGTTCAAAAATATGCTGCTCAACTTCTTTTCCAGAAGTTTCAATTCTTGATTTTCCAACTTGTTTCGGTTCTTTCCATTCATATTTTTTAGGACGATTGATACAAGAACCGACAGAAGGCTGGAGATAATCTGGTTCAAAACTTAGAAACTCAGTTTCACATTTCCAACAATAAAATAAGCTGTAATACTTCCCATCCTTTTCAAGTGGTAAACAATTGCATTGACACCAGTCATGCTCCTGACTAGCCATCAATTCGTCCCACCATGCTCGATGTTGTATTGGGTCAGTAAAGCAAGACATTATTGTTTCCTAAAAGGGTGATCATTTTCATTTCTCTCATTTAGTTCTCTCTCATTATTTAAATTATACGGGATTTTTCAAGAAAACCAAATGAAAAATTGAAAAATCAAAAAAATATTTTTCTCTTATCTTTGAATGGTTTAATCCAAAGAACTTCTATTCTTTTATCTTCTTCATCACTTTTACCAACAAGAAAATTACTAACAACTTCCTTTTTAAGAACCTGCCAACCATTACTCTCTAAAGGCTTATAAATTTCATTTTCAAACCCACTCAAAACAACGTAGCCTTTCAAGCATAACAATCTTTCGATCAGTTCTGCGTGATCTGCATCAATCATTTCAAAATTATACCTACCTGATCTTCTAGTAGAATGAACATAAGGAGGATCAAGATAGAACAATGTTTCCAAAGAATCGTACTTTTCTAAAATATCTCGCCAGTCCAAATTCTCCAAAACAACTGATTGAAATCTTGAATGTATTTCCGGAAGACCTTTTATAATAGACAACCAAGCTGCTGCACTTCTGAATGATCTGCTCCAAGAATTATTATTTACAAATATTGCCCCAAATAAATTTCTCACCATAACGAACCATTTTGAAACTCTCTCTACTTTATTCTCCTCTGATTGCCATGTTTTTAAACATTCATTAAATAGTTTTAAACTATAAGGCAAAACAGAAACTCTTCGATAAAACTGAGCAAAAAGATCTTCTTTACTAATAACATCAAAGAAATCATACAAAGCACTGTCTAAATCATTATAGATTTCTTCCCTTACATGTCTCTTTGCAATTAATAATCCTCCAGATCCACCAAAAACTTCAACATATCTTTGATGTGGAACTGCTTCTAAAATAGGAAGTATCCAGTTCTGCAAATCCATCCTATTTTTTCCACCAAAAATTTTAATTGGTGATTTAAGTCTTGCCATTTTTTCTGAAATTGTTACATCTAAAACAAGGAATACTGTTTCTATCATAACGTGTGAATCTATGCAAACAAGATTGACAACACTCAAATTCTGAAGTTCCAAATATGTAATTAACACAAAAATTTGAAAAGTCTAATTTACAAATTTTATGATGAAGGCATTTTGAGCAAGAAGTTTCTTTTTTAACAATAACATTAAACTCACATTCTCCGTATAACCAATGGGATATTTTCATTATTTAACTCCCTTCAATAACTCTGGTTCATTTCCTACTATCCAATATACTATTTTTCCTTCATGAATTAAGGACTTTCCAATCAGATTCTTTTTAACCCAAGTAAATGTTTTCGCTTCGTAAACTGGATGAAATTTAATGTCTCCAAAGGAAATATCCTCTACCCTCTTTTCGTAAGTCATTCCTTCAGCAAACAGATCCATATAATTAAATGGATAATTCCAACAATTAACTCCTGTAAGCATCGCAAGATTTGAAAGTCTGTCTTGAACTTTCTTCTTACGACTAGGAGCAGTTCCTAACAACCAAACATGATTTACCTTCCTATTCCACTTCTGCAAGCCGTAGATTATCCCTGCAGCCGTGATCCCTGATCCACAGGTCACCGCTAAGTGTTCAATCTCTTCAGGTAGATTGTGAACTTGAATAGCTGTTGAATCATAAAATGCCACAAGATTGTGAGGATCCTTGGAGTTCATCCCATAATTTACAATGAAATCACCATCCTCCTTTATCTTCTTAATTTCATGATAAAGAACCGAAGATCTTCCAGAATTTGCTATTTGAATCTCTGCTCCAAAGTGCTTAACCAACCGAGGCATGTGCTTTTCATCAAGATATTCCTTCTTTGTTCCTCCATAGAACACAATACATTCCATGCCAAAATATTTGGATAGTGCTGCAATTATTGGTGCCTGCGGAGAGTTTAAAGAACATCCCGTTAAGATTCTCTTATAGCCTTGCTCTTTCGCTTGTGCTAAGAGAAATGCTCCTTGACGAAATTTGCCACCATTAACATTGCCAAGACCAAAAGGAGTAAACAAATCATCTCTCTTAAAGAATACACCTTCAACCTCTTGAACTGGTGTTAATTCAAAGGCTCCAAGATCTTCTAATAATTGTTGAGAGGAAAGAATCATTTGTTTAAATTATTCCTCCTATCAAATCCGGTGCTCCATTCATGTCTGCTCCACTCAGTAAGGCTGCTAAGAGATCCGGTAAATATGCCGCAGGTCTGCTCCACGCAGGTCTGCTCCACTCAGGTTTGCTTCATTCATGTCTGCTCCATACAGGTTGGCTTCACACAGGTTTGCTCCACGCAGGTTTGCTCCATTCATGTCTGCTCCACTCAGGTTTGCTCCATACAGGTCTGCTCCATACAGGTCTGCTCCAATCAGGTTTGCTCCACTCAGGTTTGCTCCATACAGGTTTGCTCCACTCAGGTTTGCTCCATTCATGTCTGCTCCACTCAGGTTTGCTCCATACAGGTCTGCTCCATACAGGTTTGCTCCACACAGGTTTGCTCCACTCAGGTTTGCTCCACTCAGGTTTGCTCCATACAGGTTTGCTCCACTCAGGTTGGCTTCACGCAGGTCTGCTCCATACATGTCTGCTCCACTCAGGTTTGCTCCACTCAGGTTTGCTCCATACAGGTCTGCTTCACGCAGGTTGGCTTCACGCAGGTCTGCTCCATACAGGTCTGCTCTACTCAGGTTTGCTCCATACAAGTTAGCTTTAGCTTTTATTTCATAACCATTTACATTCACATTCACTTCTGTTTTCTTTTTATTTTTCATATCTTCTCCTATTTGCCTATTTGCCTTCTCTCACTAATTAAATTATACGGGATGATTTAGAAAAAGCCAAATGAAATCTTAGGAAAAAGAAAAATTTATTTTGTTAATTTGTGAAACAAACAATTTGCTTCACTTGTTAGTTAACCAATAACAACACCTAAATTAACAAAAATTATTTCCATCTGTTCTTTTGTAATTTTTTGCTCCATTCATGTCTGCTCCATACATGTCTGCTCCACGCAGGTTTGCTCCACGCAGGTTTGCTCCATACATGTCTGCTCCACTCAGGTTTGCTCTACTCAGGTTTGCTCCAATCAGGTTTGCTCCACGCAGGTTTGCTCCATTCATGTCTGCTCCATTCATGTCTGCTCCATACAGGTTTGCTCCACTCAGGTTTGCTCCACTCAGGTCTGCTCCACGCAGGTTTGCTCCATACAGGTCTGCTCCATTCATGTCTGCTCCATACAGGTTTGCTCCACGCAGGTTTGCTCCACGCAGGTTGGCTTCACTCAGGTTTGCTTCATACAGGTCTGCTCCACGCAGTTCTACTCCACGCAGGTTTGCTCCATGCAAGTTAGCTTTAGCTTTTATTTTATAACCATTTACGTTCACTTCTGTTTTCTTTTTATTTTTCATATCTTCTCCTATTTGCCTATTTGCCTATTTGCCTATTTGCCTATTTGCCTATTTGCCTATTTGCCTATTTGCCTATTTGCCTTCTCTCACTAATTAAATTATACGAGATGAATTGAGAAAACCAAATGAAATCTTAGAAAAAGAAAAATTTATTTTTGCACTATTTCAATTCCCTCTGGCACAGAAATAGGTCTTGTTCCATCAAGTGAAAAAATGAAATTAAGGCTGAGATCTTTTCCTATCTTTTTCAGATTCTCTATCATTTCTCCTAAAGATTCTGGATCTTCAAGCAATCTACTTCTGCTTATGGTGATCCAGTATATCTTTCCAGGTTCAAGAGATTTTATGTCTTCGATTTCAATGTTCATATTACATCCTCACATCTTAATATCAAAAGCCTTTGCTCGACTCTCAATATCAAGACCCATTGTCTTATAACCATATTCACTCTTTGCTATTTCTCTCATCATAACATCAAAAGGTATTTGATCCAACACATCTCCACACCATGCGCTTTGCTGAAGCGTCCTAAAACAAACTGTTGTGCCAACTTTTTTCATTGCAGGAGTGGGTTGAGGATCTTCTCCCATATAGATGTGGTTAAGATTATATTTATTACCAACAAATCCTGGCATATCATCACACCCACAGCAACCAAGACTATCTCCCATCCATCTTAAACGATTTTCCCCACAAAAGAAAGCTAATCCTAAATCTTTTGCTCTTGTTCTGATCTTTGTAAAATGTTCTTCCAATAACCAAGTAGGATAACATAAATCGCCTCCCACTTGTTCCATTCCGGGAAGCTTGCCTTCATAGCATTTCATTCCTTCGATTACAACACCATATACTCCAGCCTCTTTAGATTTAGGTAATGTAATATTCAATACATTGTCCAATTCCTCAATCATGTAAGGCTGGATTCGAACTATCATTCTAGGCACTACTGCTGCTACCTTCTTGATTATCTCTAATCTTTGATAAAACGAAGGAGCACCAGGCTCAAGTTTATCATATTCTGGAGATACAAGTGAATACTGAAAGCAGACATTGCACTTTGATAGCAAAGACAAATATTCCGGATTTGCTGGTAAAGCATGTTTTGTAGAAACAATCCAAGGATATTCTGTTTCAGCTAATATTTCCATGCATTGAAACATCCGACGCTTTTCCCTTTCAACGGGCTGAAAACAGTCTGACATACCCCCAAAATGCAGAGGAAATTTCCAATCAGAATCAATCCAGGAAACTTCATGCTTTCTTTCACCATCTATAAAGTTCCTTAATGCTTGAGGTCCTTCATCATTTTCAACTTCTACTTTAGTACCAATTATTTCATCTTTTTTACGTCTCGTGAAGCAATAACGGCAGCCCGAAACGCAGCCTTTATAAGTATCAAATCTTACTGGATAATCACACAAAACTACTTGGGAACCTGCTCTTGGCATTTTTATTCCTCCTTCTTTCCACACACCATTTCTATAATCATTTTCACAATCGGCTCCTTGCCATGTTCCTTCATATAAGCTTCCACCTTCTCAAAATCATCGAGCCTAAAAATAAATGAGGTTGACATAAAGAGTTTAGCTCCCATTATTTCTGCAGCTCCAAAAATAGCATCTTTAACTCCTTTATGCTTGAGTCCCGCCCAGGCCGGTGCTTTAAATCTATCCATGCTATATTTCCTCCAAATGTTTCTTTGTTTGCCAATAATAATTTTCACAGTTGCCGCAGTCTTTGCAGTATCCGCTCTCAGGAGTACCACACATCGTAACCAACCGACCACCAATATTCTTCATTCTCTTCAACACGTATCTCATATACTCTGAAGTTGGGCACCAATAAGAATTTATATGACGAACTTTCCAAGTGTAAGCTATTCTTCCAAAATCTTTTCGATCAGAAAGTATACATATATTTTTATCCCAATCTTCTAAATTTTTTCTAACATTTTCCTGTTTCGGCGGCTTAATGGTTCCTGGCGGAAGTTGATCATAGTATGCCATGTATGTAAGGACGCAATTAACCCCCAATGTAGTAATATTTCTTATAGCATGTTCTATATGCAGAAGATTTGTTGGAGAAACTCTAAGTCTAATAAACATCATATTTTCTGGAATTTTGGTTTCCCCAAACATAAAAACAGGTTTTTCCTCTTTTGGATTCGCCGTAAATACAACAGGACCAGGAAAATCAAATTTTGGAATAGATGTATTGAAAAAGAAATGCTTATACTGTTTTGCAGTTTCAATAACCAGATCTCTTTGAAGATTGCTGTCGTTTCCACAGTTTATGCGACATATTCCATCCCCAACTTCTTCTGATGTAGGAATGCTTGGTTGATCAATAGGAACATAAAATGCTCCAGGCCTGTTGTAGAAACATTGATTACATTGATTTCGACAAGGTCCTACTTGAGGAATACAATCGAACAAATTAGAACCTTCTTGTTTAGGATTTCGTTTGGTCATTTTTATTTTTCTCTGCAAGATATTTCAGAAATTTGTGTTGAATGTTCTCATTAAGCACATGTATCGCCAGTTGTGTGTCAAAGATGTTCATATTTTTTAATAGTTTTATAAACCCTGGACGTAACCTCGTCATACCAATCTATTTTATTAGAACGAGTTATAAACTCATAAACATCTTTTAGTAGTTTTAATACGTTTTTAGGTAGTGGTGTTGGTTTCATTTTTTCTTTAGACATATATATTCCTCAATCTATCTCCTAAAATTAAAGGTTTTTACCTTTCTCAGTAAATGGTTTTACACAGTATGGGTATTTTTGAATTATTTCTTCAGCCTGCTTATTTAACTGAGAAATATCCAAACCTTCAGGATATTTGAGTGGTCTATCGTCTTCACAATTTCCCATAAGCATTGAGTCTCTTAATACAAAAAGACAGGCTATTGCTTTAATAATATGAAAGACACCACTATCTGGATCAATATCTTCTCCTTCCCACCAAGCCATAAGATGTCGAATTACAGCATCATAATATACTGAAGATCTTACACCAACACTCCTATAATTGTGGGAACCATACTTACGACCACCTTCCATCATAGCCAAACCTAGTTCCATTAAAGGACCACATGGTACACAGTGAAAAGGAACTTTTTTAATTCCTAATGCATCCTTTGGATTAGTTGGTTTAGTTTTTTCGATCACTATTAAACACCTCTAATTTATTTCCTTAATTTTGCTAAAAACCAATTTAACATTTGCTTAAACCAACTCAATTTCTTTTCTACAATCTCTTTTTCACATAAATTCTGAAATCTCTTTTTCAAAAGAAAAGTTTCAGCTACAAGATTTGCCTCATTCCGAACAGATCTAATTTGTTTTTTATTTAACAAAGGAAGTTCTTTGTATTTATACCAAGGAAACTTCATTTTTGATCCTCTAAAATTCCTCTTACCCTAAATTGATGTCGAATTCTTAATAAAGCATCCTGTATATATTTTCTAACAGTTCCTTCAGGCATATCAAATAATTTTGATATTTTTTCACAAGAAAATTCTCTCTTGTATCGAAGTAAAACTAAATTCAATTCTTTTTGTGTTAAAATTTCTTCTTTAACCAATTGTTCCAATGATTCTTGTATAAATTCATTCTCCAATTCTAAAAAAGCAGAATTATCTACTTCAACAGATTTCTGACTTAAAATAAACTCTTCTGGCATTGGCTTATACGGAAATTCCACCCTAATAGCACACTTCATATAAGCTATCATACGAGCTATCATGAGATCTGAAGATTCTTCTAACTTAACTTTTAATAAACCATTATTCAATCCTATTAAAGCAGTCTGGTAAATATCCTCAGCATCTTCGTCCATTAAATGAGGACAAACTTTACGACAACCATGTACAACAGAAAGAACTAAATTATCCACTCTGGATAAAATTCTTTCAAACAATTGAGGATCTAATTTTTCTTGGTACTCTAAAACTAATTCTTTCAACACACCTTTAAAAATCTTGTCCGATTCCATGTTGTCCTTTCTGTAAACATTTAGCTTTCCTCAATAACATATTATACGAAGAAAGCTGCTCCTTTGAAACTCCAGTTTCAATTTTTTCTTCCCTTTTAACTTCCACACCAGCTAAACGTAAATATTCAGAGTTAACAACATCTTTTGGTTTTGACATAGTTCTATTTAACAAATTCTTCATGATTTCTTGATCCGGAGGCATTATACATTTTTCAATAGCTCTTGTTACTGAGGCCGCCACAGAATCAGAAATATCCTTACTTCCTTTTAATACTATTTCTCTAGTGTTTCCATCTTCCAAAAATTCCAACTCTGCCACCTCTTCTGGATGATCAATCATATTTTTATCTGAATCTTCTTCCAAGTTCTTCAACTCAAAATGAAGATAAGGATGCCAAGGACTACTCCATCTTTCTTCCAAAATTAAATTTCTAAATCCCCTATAAATATTTGGATCCTTATCCACAGAAAAATAATCACAAGCTATTCCTGCTCTTTCCAATATTTGTTTATCACTCTCTGTAGCCAATCTTAAATCAAAGGTACATTCTGCAATATTAAATCCATGAACACTCTTTAAATCTAATATCATCTTTCGAACCAATGCTAAAGGTATTCTGTCGCCAGGATAAGCTTTGATTCGAAGAGCAAAATCTGTTGCTGCCACAGGAACTTTTTCCACATGAAAAGTACCATCTGCATTCTCTACATTTTTTCTTGCCCAGCCAGAAATGCAAGACATTGCGAGTCCAAAGGCATCCCCATCCCCGGAATAAGCAAAGTCTCCGTGTATAAATCTAGGAACATTTCGTGGAATCTTAATTAAATTTAAATCCAAAAAATTCAACAAGTTTATGTCATCTTTTAATCCAACATTTAATGTCATAACTTTGACAGGATTTGGCTCTTCTGTAAAGCATTTCAAAATCAAACTCTCAGAAGGAAATAACTTTGTGGCTCGAATATGAGATACAGATATACCTCCGATATCTCGGAGACTTCCGTTCACATCCCGCAAAAACAGATCATAAAAATCCATCGGAACTCTGATAATTTGATATCCTGCTCGAGTAACTTGTTCTAATTCTTCTGGTGTTTCTACTATTTTTGGTGGGTTGTAAACATCTCCACAAGACACAGTAAACTCTTCCTTAGAAAAATCTGCTCTAGGTCTTGCCAACCAAAGAGGAACGTCTACAATAACAATGCTTTTAGAATTTTTGTACTTTGCTATAAAAGTATTCAAAAAAGATAATCTTTCCTGCTTTGAAGCAACCATAAAGAATCGGCCTATCGTTTCCTCATGTGTAACGAAACGAGATTCCAATCTTCTTCGAGCATTCTCATAAGCGGATACAACTTTTTCTCTTTGGATTTCTGAAGCTATTGGAGAATCTACTTCATCCAATAATGCAAGTATAATATGCTCCCCCTGCGAACCCCAGCCGGGAACAAAGGGAGAAGCAAAGGTATATTTAAAAAGAGGAAACTCCAATTTAGGATTTAATTCCGATCCACCTAAAAATCCTCTCTCCCTAAACCAAGGAGAATTTACCAAACAATTTTGAAACAACTTATATGCTGTACTTTCACTTTGACTCTTTGTCAAATTGAAAAACACAATAGACATCTGACTGCCTGGAGCTTTTCCAAAATATGCCCAAGGGTCTTTAAGACAAAGGACACGACACATTGTGTAAAGCATGCCATAAATCGCACAGAACGTCTTACCTATCCCAATCGCACCCGTTAGTACATAAACATATTTAGAATCCTCCTTAGCAACCAATTCAAGAGTATCTTTCCAAACCGGATAAACAGATTTTCCATTATTTGTCAATTTCCCCAGATATTGAGGACTAGAAAGAAATTCCTCCATACTAGGAGGCTGTTCCTTATAGTTAAGGCCAGTAACATAACTAAGATAGTTATGAATCAAATCCTTTTTACTCATTCTTTGATTCATTTCCCTTATTCCCTTCCACAAATTCAGCATTTGTTGCTTCTTGAGCTAAATTTGTTAGTTGATGAATCAATTTTTCTCTTTCCATAGGAGTCATTTCTTCCGCCTTTTTTGCTATTGATGATTCAACAGGAATCCCAGAAAGAGGAGGGTTGTTTTGTTGCTGATTAACAAATATGTAATTTTTGTCCCCCTTAGAAGTTGGCTCTCCTGATTCTGCTATAAACCCCATTTCTTTTGCAAATTTCATGAGATGCTCACTCTCTAATCTCATATCTTTAATCAGGCGAAGCTTCAGATTTTCCAGGTCCAGATTCTTTGCTTTTGCAACATTACAAGTATTATTGCATTTTAAGCATCTGTAATAGATATTTCCCTCAATAGTTTCATGTTTATCTACAGGAAATTCACAACAAGCAGAGACTAAAGGTTCCTCCTTTCCATCCCAATGTGTGTATATTGCTTCCAGTTTAGCCTGCCGACTCATAGATTGTCGGAGAACCTCTTGAGCTAAATTACAAGCAACCCAATATTTGACATCTCTGTCCTGCTTAGTTTTAAACTTAACTAAAATCTTATTGACAACAGAAACTGGAACATCAGTTCCCGCATAATTAGACGCTTCTTCTGCAACTCTATCCAAATTCTGTGGATATCTCAAAAGAAGAAATCTAATGTGCTCTTCTAACTTTAGTTTTACTATATTTCCCATATCAATTCTCTAAAACACAAAGAACATCAGATTCCCCACAAAGAACCACAACGTATTGCTTTCCATCCAACCCCTGAACCACTTGTTTCCAAGGCACTGTAATATCATAGTAAACCTTAACACCAGGTTTTAAAAGAGAAGAAACAGCTTTCCATTTACCTCTCTCATCATAAAATCCAGGACCTGCCGCTAAAAGAATTCCAATTCCCTCCTGATAAAAATCTTGGAATAATTTTGGAATTTCTATTAATCCTTTTTCCTGAAACTTTTCCGGTGGAGAAGATGGATAAATAAAAACTCGGTCTGCTGTAGGATTCCAATGGAAATTAATGTTTCCCTGTTCATCATGAAATGGTGTAATCATTTATCCTCCAATTCTTGTTCAATAATTTCAAGAGTTGATAAATTGCCTGAAATACCATAATGTAAATCTAATAATTGTCCATTTTGTAATACCCACTCCAATGCTGCTTTCCACGCATGTTTTCTTTGACGTAAACAATCTCGTCCAATTGGGCCTCTTTCAATTGTTGGTGACAAAGGGTATTCTTTTGCATCCCATTCTTCAAATGCTTTCATAAATCTAATTCTCCTTTGGTTGTTTTACTAAAGGCATTGGAGGATCTTGTTGCTTCCATAATCTTGATCTTTCCTTTTCTTTTTTTCTTTTGCGGCCGGCCTGCTTTTCTTCTTTCTTTTTCAAAACAGACTTTATACTTCCTACAAGGTTTTCAGTAACTCTATTCTGGTTCTTCCAAAATGTCTCATTGATTTGATCCTTAAGTTCTGGAAGTTTCATCTTTAACTCCTGAACAGCTTGAACACTTTGGAATTGGAACTGTCTATTCCTAATCAACATTGCTACCACAACACAAATAGCTGCTATACATCCTCCTAGGGCAAGCCACCTACCAAATTCTGCAACCATCAGGGAAAGAACAATACCTCCAACATTCCCCAATGCTACAACCCAACCAAACTTAAAACCTCCAAATCCAGCAATTATCCCAACAACTGCTCCTACCATAAATAATGAAAATAACCAGTCAACTTTCACTGTTGTACTAGAACCTGCTCCTGCAGAATTATTATATCCTGTATTTGGTCCAGGCTGTGAAGGATTTGCCATCTTACAACCACAAAACATCAATATCAATAAACATAATCCAATTAATGCATTCCTCATTTTCTCTCACTCCCAATTCTTTTTCTCATCTTAAACTCAAATCTAGCAGATTTTAATGTTAAACAAGTCTCACATTTACCACAAGCTTGAATTTTCGATTTTATTTTAACATTTCTACGTGGCTTATTCCTTTAGACAGCGTTACCAAAAATGAACGGTCTGCTATATCAATCAAATCATACTCGTGAGAAACCATTATTATTTGAAGACCCAACATATCAGAAAAACTCTTCAGCATTTTTCCTACCAACATCATTTTATCTCGAGAAACAAATTTTAATGGTTCATCCAAAATAAATATTGGCTCTGTCTTTTCTACTTGTATTGCCCAAAAAATGATCCTTAATGCAAAAGATATAATATCCAAAACTCCACCACCCAATTCATCTTCCAAAGAACGTCGAACTCCATCCTTCACAACAAACATATGAGTCTCTGGCTGATTTCTAAATATCTGATTATCTAACTCAAATGAATAATTTTCCCCAAACACGTATTGCAAAGCTTCGGTAACAAGCTTCTCTACAACCTCTTGAAATTGACTTTGAGCTAAAACTCCAGCAGCATTAAGAATCTCTTGAGCCTCAATTAAAGACTTGCCCAATTCTTTCAATGTGCTCAACTTATTTTCCAAATCTTCTTTTTGTGAAGAAATAATTGTATAAAGAGCTTTATTCTCTTCTAAAAATTTTCGAAATTTGATTATATGATTATTCACTTTACAAAATCCCACCAGCCAAATCACATTCATATTTCTTAATCAAGTTCTTCATTTTCTTACTCCTCTGGAACAAGCCAATCAATTCTAGTACCTAATTGTATATTTCCATGCGTGGGAAATACAAGAGGCTGTTGGGGTGAAAGATTTGTATGAGCTTCTCCATCTCCATTAAATGTAGCCCACATTTTCATTCCTGAAATATCATCTTTGATAAGTATAGCGTAACCAATAAGTTTCATTTTTGGTTTTGGATTTTCTACTAAAAACCAATCCCCATAATTATTCGTAAGAATTGAAGGGTTTGGAGAAGACACATTAAACTTTTTCTCTTTCCCATTTTGTTCATTTCTATAAAGAACCCACATTTTATTCTCCTACCTTAGCGTTTGTTATAATAGAATCCATTTCTTTTTCTAATTGTACTAATTGAGCTTCATCCTCAGAATTCTGAGCAGCAATCTTAGCCATTTCCTCTTGAGCAGACAGTATTGAATCTACTCCAAACTCCTCTTGCAAAGTCTTCTTTAACTGATCCTCTCGACCCTGCCTTCTCTCTTCTTGACGAAGCATATTCTGTATCTCTTCTTGCTTTTTCTGAAGTCTTTGAATAATATCATCAGCCATTTGATTTATTTTCCTCCTCAGCAATTTCTATTTGTTTTTGAGCTTCTTTCGATGCTCCTCTTTCCTCAATCACTTGTAACAAAATCTTCTTCCAAGCTACCACTGATTTTCCCTTTGAACTTCTAATATCTTCAATAAGTTGATTTAATGCTTGAGCATTGTTTTTTGTTTCTTTACGAGACAAATCAAATATTTCTTCTGCTGGGCTAACATCCAATTCCTTTGCTTCAACTTCTAAAGTTTCCAAATCTATCACAAACACAGAAGGCTTCAGCCCTAACTCTATATCAGTTATACTCTGTCGCATCAAAGCCCCAGGATTAATTATTAACTGATCTTTTAATCGGTCAATAAAGTGATAATGATAGTCTCCTACTATTACAACACGGTACTGAGGATAGCTTCGAAGGAATGATCTAGGATCCTCTAATGGTTGGCCAGGCCACAAAGGTCGATTGCCAATCATTCTATGGGTAGCAAGTATATTATAAAATTCCGGATGAGGTGGATTAGGAATTTCCTCTCCAAAGGAAGCTCCATAAGCCCAAACAAGAATGCCGTCAATCATACCAAGTTGATGACCAAACTCCAAAATATTTATTGATTTAGAAGCTTCCAAAACAGCCAAAGGACTATTTGGAAAAGTAGAGGATGAATGGCCAGAAATATCATGCTGACCATAGCAAGCATAGACAGGCATTTTCTGCATATAAGGCATCAACAATCTTATAACAGCAACTTCCACCCTTCTTGCTACAGTAGGAGAATCAAAGAAATCTCCAGGCTGAAATACACAAGAACAATTTCTAGATTCAAAGAAATCCATTGCCTGTTGAATCTTTCCTAAAGCAGTTTGCAGAAAATCATCCTTCCTTCTTTCAGGATTTCTGTTAGTTAAATGAAGATCTCCAATAACCCCGAATTTCATATGCTCACCCGCCCAATAACACTTCTCTCGATTTCTCAGTCAATTCCATCCCACATTTTGGGCATACTTTCAATTGTTGTTGAAGTTCCTTCTCCTCCTCTTTTAGCTTTTCCAAATCCAATTGAGCCTTTTCTGCTTCCAAACTAGAAAATTTAATAGTCTCTATTAATTCATGTATCCTCAACAGCTTCTGGCAAGAACTTCTATATTGTTCAGCAAGCTCTTTAACAGATTCTACATTAAAGGAAATTTCTAAAGTTTCCTCTCTTAAATTCTTCCAAAGAGATAAACTAGAAGATAATTTAGTTCTTTTAGAAATTCCTGCTTCATATCTTTTTAAAGTTTCCTGAATATCTTTTTCCAAAACTTCAAAACGATCTTTTGAAATTTCAACTTTCTCAGCAACAAGTATCTTCCAAAGATTCAAATTTGCTAATAACTGGTTCTTTCTTAAATTATTTTTCTCAAACCTCTGGGAAGTTTCACTAATCTCTCTTCCTATTTGCAGAAACCTTTTTTCTGGTATATAAATTACAGAAGCTTTTAACGCTTTTAATTGACGACAAATATCTTCTAATAACTCTAACTGTTCTTGCTTCTCAGCAGATTGTTGAAACAATTCTTCAAATGTCTCCAAAGTTAATTCAAATTCCTTTAACGGAATTCTTTCAAGAATTTTTATCTTTTTTAATAATTCCGCCAACCCAACTTCTTCCCTTGTTAATTCTGCTTTATTTTTTCTTACTTTAGAAGAAACTATTTCTGTTATTCTATCTATTTCAGCCAAACCGGTAGCAGATTTAATATACTTAGCCACAACACCCGGACTATCCATAACCAAGAAGTAAGGAGAAAATTGGCGTTGTAAATTGATATCAGACAAATTAATTGCTTCTAAAACCTCTTTAGGTGGAGAAGTTCCAAAAGCAGTAAAATCCTCATAACCAGACAAGGAATAAAGATTTTCTGTTTTGTTTCTCTTTCTTCCTACGTCTAAATTTTTATCTTCTTTACCCCAAACAGTTTTAACAGCAACTTCATTTGATCCATGATGAATAAACCCTTCTCCCAAAGGACGATTCTTCAAAATCCAATAAATACTTCGAAGAATGGCTGTCTTTCCTGCGTCAGAAGAACCCACAAAAACATTGACCCCGGACACAAGTTCGACAACTGTGCTCTTATGAGATTGGAAATCTTGGATAGTTAGTTTCTGAAGCATTTTTAATTATTCTGCTGTATAAATGGCCTAGCCAGAATGTTCACAGGATACATTTTTGTTGTTCGATTAAACACTTGAATTTGATGGAGAGACAAATCTTGAAGAGATATCTTTCCTTCTCTTAATTGTAATTCTGTCCAAAGAAGTCGAGCAAGAAAATAAGCATCCACAACATCGGTCAGGAGACCTTCACAATCATCAATCATTACTTTGTTTCTTTTTCGTTTAACATATTTAACAGGAATTTGTTTTACCAACTCTTCCCCTAAAAACTTTTCTTTCAATGCCTGATCCACCATTTCTTTCTTAGTTGCATTCCCTTTTCCTGTAGCAAAAAACTTTACACTTATTGGATCATGAATTCTCATAATCCCACCTGCTCTATAAATACTTGTCTTTAAAGCCCCTGTCAATTCTGCTATTTGACACAAAGAATTAGTTATAGCACCATAAGCATAACCTTCAAAAACAACATAAAATGGACAAAGTCTCTGAACAACTTCTATAATATGATCAGAAAAAAGTTCTCGATAACGACATGCTCTGCGAATATTGTATCTTTCCAATTCTTCACCTAGTTCTCTCTTTAAACCCAAAAAAACCACAGAGGAAGCATTTTTCTCCACATCTTTTTTATTGTTGCTAAAATATTTATAATAGTCGACCTGACCATTTTCATTCAAAAAACAAAAACCTCCGTGTTCCAAAGATACATCACAGCCTATGATTACCATACTCGAACTTTCCTTTCTTCTGTAGCATATTCTTCTTTCCAAACTTTAGAAACATATTGTCTTAAATTTATTTCCTGGTTATTTTCTTCAATATAAGCAACCCAATCCATAATTCGTTTTGCCAAGAGTTCGGGAAATCCGTCACAGTTTTTTGATTTACAAGCAACACTCATTTCATTTTGAATACATCCACATTTAGAACAAACAGGTAATGCTATCGAAGTAGTCATTAAATACTCTTCATCTTTTTTACATTCAGGATCAGCACCAACTAACCAAGATAGCATAGAAGTTACGTCATCAAGTCCATAATCAAATAATATCTTGAAGTGTCCTCTCCTAAATGGAGGACCTACTTTGTTCTTATCAACCTTAAACTTTACCCAAATTCCTATTTCTTTCTTTTGAGTATTTACCACATCTTTATCATGCTTAAGATATAAACGAACAGAAGAATAAAACTCCAACCCTCTTCCACCGTTAGTGACTTCTGAAGATCCAAATCCTCCCACATTGTCTCTCGTTTGATCTATACAAATTAATGTTACATTCTTTCTATTTATTTCTCCCAAATACTTTCTCAATCCTAAGCTTATTGCCTTTGCCCTAGAAGTAGCAAATCCCTGCTCTGTCATTGAAGTCTTTAATTCTATAGCAGAAGGCAAAGCAGTAATGCTATCCACAACCACTATTTTAGGTTTTCTGCTTCTTGACTTCAAAATTCCGGCCAACCATTCATCAAAAAACTCTTCTAAAGTTACAGGCTGATCATTATCATGTTTTTTATCCGAAAAACTATAACCACAAAAGAAATCCGGATTTGCACAATCCAAACCATAATAACGAGCAAAGGTAGGAACCAAAGTATGCTCAACATCTGCTAAATAGGCTTGTTTACCTGATCTTAAAGCGTAACCCAAAATGGTTGTGGCTAAAACTGTTTTAGCTGTGCTAGCCCCACCAAACAACTGGATTACCCGTCCTATTGGAACTCCTCCAGGAAGTTTATTTGCAATAGCTAAATCTAAAGGAGTACACCCTGTAGAGCACCAATCAGTTACTTCGGACAATCCCAACAACTCCGCAGCTTTAGCAGTTTCTTCCATTTCTTTAATAACCTGATCTTTTTCAGTCGGGGTCACGAGTGTTTTCCTCCTTTGTATCTTCGACTCTTTGAACAGCTATTCTTTGTCTGTGAACCAATACTTCTTCTTCCGAAACTTTAGACAAGGATTTCTTTTCTGGGGCCATATCTTGGCTGCTCATATAATACTGGTGAATGAACAAAGAAACAACATCCCGGAGAGTGGACTTTCTTTGTCCGGCAGCTTCCAGCATCACAAATCCAGCGTCTGCCAAATGTTGAGCATCAGAAGAATCTGTAAGTGCTGCTCGATATTCTGTGTTAACTTGGCAAGCATCTTCTACAGCATCCACAGTAGGTTTTAACAAACCATAAGATGCAGGATTTGCCCGAATCTTATTTCGAATATCGGCTCGGACAAACTCAAGATGATCCTTCTTTACTCTTGCCTCACTTTTCAAATCCATTATAAAACTCCCAATGGATTCGTAAAGAGAGGCTTGTCCTGCAGCTTCGCTCTCTAAACGATCTCTGTCTATAGGAAGTTGTTTTCTGAACTCTTCTAGTTGTTTTCTAATGTCTTCAAGCATTGGTATTTCCTCTATTCCGAAGTACTTTTATCCTTGCCAAAACTTCTGGATCCACATTTTCTCTACCTTCTCTAGCAGTTGCTCTAGTTTCAGGCTGAGAAGGCTCTCCTCTTTCCCTAGTTGTTCTTGTTTCTGCAACTGAAACAGAAGCTTCCGGAGCTCTTGTATTTGAAGCAGGAGGAGCAGTTGGTGGATCTACATCTCTCTGTACTTCTACTCTCTGCACCTCAGGAGGAACAGGATCTCTATGTTCCTGTCTAGTTCCTGCTTCCGATCTTGACGATGCTGGATCCTCAACAGTTTCATGAGTCGTTCTGTTTCCTCTATCCTCAAAAACAGGACCCAAAGCCTCGGCTACAGTTTCATAAGAAGGATAAAGAATGAATTCTTCAAAATCATCGGGAACACTGTCATACCAAGACTTTGGAGGAACTCCATTATCCCGCAAACAAAATCCTCTATACTCGGTATTATTCATCCCTTTGCCTATCCTCTCAAATTCAATATCCATACCTTCTTCTCGTGTACTAACATCGATAAACTTTCCGGTGCGTTTATCCCTAGAAATAGAAATCACTTCTACCTTAAATGTAACAGGGGCATCATACCAATGAAGTCCCTTCTTTTCCGTCTCTGCGTTTTTGACATCATACACGAAGAACAGATAGTCTCGATAAGACCACAAAGCCTTAACCTTTTCCTTATCTCCATCTGATGTCTTTAATCTCTCAGCTAACTCGCAAATCGGACAGGGTAAATTCTTCATCTTTTTCAAACAAACGAATGTACGATCATCTGCTCCAATATGAGAATGCGTCCACACTTCTTTCCAAAAAGAAGGAAGGTCATTTGGAGGATACTTGGAAAACTTCGGGGAAATAATTCTCACAAAATTATCTCCAGGCTCTGCCTTATAACTCATAATTCCCAACTTTTCCAAAGCTCGAGTATCCACATAATTGTACTTGCCACCAGAACCTTCTTTTGCTTTACGATGTTCATCTGCCAATATTTCTTGACGACCCATAATTTGACCTCCAAAAACATTGCTTTTTTGATTTACTTTCCAACAATAACATTATACGAAAGAAAACACTATTCTAAGTAAAGATTCTTTTAAAACATGCTTCTGCAACTTGAGCTCCTAATTGGGATTTTCCACCATAAAAACAATTAACAGAAAATATCTTTATAAGATAAGCAAGATCCGAAGCCTCCTCAGAATCCTTACAAGTAACTAACATCTTATAAAGATAACCCATGATTGACTTGCGAACTTTTTCTGGTTCATCTTCAATCATATCGAAAGTATTGATTATAGTTGACCACTTACTTTTACGCACTTCAGGATTGCAATTCAAAAGTTTGCAAAGCTCAATAATTGAGACATCATTCTCTGTTCCTTTTAATAGCAGCTGTATGGCTGTATCCAAATCTGTAATATCTTTTACTTTTTCCAACGCGACCAACGTAGCTCTTGGGGATCCCTCAGATGTAGCTGCAACAGCTTGAACTATTTGTAGCGACACATTTAGCTTTGCTTTCTCACAAGCCTTCTCCAATAGAACCAGCAACTCTTTACCTGTAAGCTTTCCCACTTCATAATCAGTACAGCGATTTCTGATTGTTGGGATAAGATTTGCTGGTTCAGTTGTGCAAAGAATGAAGTAGCAGTTTGGTGGACTTTCCTCTAAAACTTTCAAAAAGGCTTCTTGTGCCGCAGAAGTCAATTGATGGGATTCATCCACGATATATGTTTTTGCTCCCCCACCTAAAGTTGAAAGTGGGGCTGTTCGAGCAATCTCCCGAATATCCTCGATGCCTCGAGTATTGGCTGCATTCAACTCAAAGATGCTGTCTTCATTGGAACCAAACTCTTTAGCAAGGATCCTAGCGATGGTTGTTTTTCCACAACCACTTTGTCCTCTTAAAAGAATGGCATGAGGCCTTTTTGCACTCTTTACCATCTTTTCTAAGGCTCGAACTGTGTTTACATTCCCAACTATTTCAGCCAAACTGGATGGTCGAACTTCACGATACAAAGACATAATTCCTCCTCAAAAATACTGATCCTATCTTGGCCTTCGGATCTCTACATTCACCGTCGTAAATGTACCAAGCAAGGCCAACATCAACCAATTAACTTTCGTAAAGACTTCCACAATGATCACAAATAGAGACTTCTCTAACGAGATCGCCGGCGACACAACGAAGTTCCCTAGCAGAACTCAAACTAAGTTTTGGAGAATGTGTGGCAACTCTTGTCACAGAATTCCAGATATCATACATTGTCTTCGGACCTTCTCCAGCATTCATTGAAGCCGCTTCTCCAACTATTTCCTTTTGAGTTCTTGTGGGAATCCCAAACTTCAAAAATAAACTACGTAAAGTATTATCAGCTCTTTCCCCCACAGGCACTTCTGTCAACTTCTTAATTCGGTGAAATTCTCCCTCAATTCTTTGCACAGATCCAGTAGTTGCAGATTGAGCCCACAATCCAAAATTCTCATCTCCTTTTCGGCTCCATCGACCGATACTCTCACTTACAATCATTCCATTCGTGCAAACCTGCCTAAAAATAAACGGAGCTATCTCTATAGATCTCTCACCAATAACCGAGTTCTGTACTTCAATTCCGCCAAACAAGCGATCCCCTGTTATTGCTTCAAAATTTCGATTTACTATGATAGAAAACACTGAATGATCTAAAGAAGATGATGGGTTATGATAACCAAGAATTTCTTCAGACTTCAACACTTTTTCCACATTATCCAAGATTTCCATATTGGTATGATAAGAAGGAGTATTGGCAGTACATCCAATAACTATATTGTTTTGCAAGAAAAATCGAGCCTTACCAGATCCGCCCAATCCAAACCAATGCTCCAAATGCGGAAATATCATCTCGCTAGGGCATCTATTAGCATAAGCTTGAGGCACCCCCACAGTACGAGCGGCTTCCAATAATGCAGAAGAAGTTAATGGATATTCTTCCCCATTAATGGAAATGTGGGGAACATTTTGAACTTTTTCTACGTCCGTAAGACGAAAACGAATTTTTGCGTTGCCCCCCAATTCTACGTCTTTGTGTAAAATGTTCTCACAAGGCTCAAAAATCTTCTCTAACTCATCTCGTTTCATTAATGTCAATTCTGGCATTTTGTTCTCCTCCAATCAATATTATACTAAAAAATTATTTAACTCCCACTAAAATCTTTTCTTTATTCTGACAATAACCACATTCAAAATGTTCTTCTTTTGTCCCATTTTCCAATTTTATCGTTTCTTTGCCTTGAGGAGCAGAAGTTTTTCCGCAAGCAGGACAAGATCTAAAGACTAAACTTTTTAACTCAAACCAATTCTTCCCTATTTCCCAGTCAACCCCCATAGGCACGTTTCTTTGCCAGTCAAACCAATTACATATCATTGCTTCAGAAACTAACTTCACTAAATCCTCTGCTTCCGAAGCCAAAGCATCAAATGTTATACTGTCGTGCACCTCAAAAAGCGGATGAGATTTAAAACCATTTTTTGCCAATAAACTGTTTACATCATAATCCAGATGTATCAAACTATTTAAACAGAGATGAAAACCCGGTCCTTGAATAGGTGTGTTGTAAATCTTATTGATATTTAAAGGACCATATCTTCTAAATCCTGAAACTGCTTCAATATAACCAAGTTTCTTGTAAGTTTCAATAGTTCTATTTTGCCAACGCTTTACTCCTTTATACTCATTCCAAAACTTTTCCTGTACATAAGCAAAATGCTTCTTTGAAACTTTACTAAAGAGATCCGAATAACGGGGCATAGCGTCTGGGGTTCCACCATAAAAAGATTTAAAAACAAAACCATTTTTAGCTTCATATCTTTCATCATAGGTAATTTCCTTTCCTGGTTTTTCAAATATTTCAGAAGCCCATTTTCTATGTGTATCTATTCCATTTATAATCTGACGAATTAATTCCTCATCCCCTGATGCCATTGCTACAACTCGAACTTCCAAACCACTTTCATCTACCTCCAAAAGTATCCTACCGGGAGAAGGAATTACTATTTTTCTAAACCCCATTAATTCTTTATCATGCTTATAGACATTTTGGATACTGGGACTTTCAGCAGAAGATCGAAAAGTGTCTGTTAACAAATAAAAGGCCGGATGGACTTTATTTTCAGAATCCATGTTCTGCCAATAATTTTTTGCTCTCTTCAATATTGAACCACATTTTCGAAATCGCAAAAGAGACTTAATCAAATTTTTAACTTCTAAATTACCAACATTATCCATTATAAGGGGCAGAGCATCTTCATCTGTACAAAGTCTTCCTGTTTTGGTTGTAGGTAATTTATTTTCTTTTGTTGGGATAACTTTATAATGATTTCTAAGAATAGAAGCAAATTGAGGAGAAGATTCTGGATTAAATTCCGCTTTCTTATCTTCTTCATATTTAACGACTCCAGGACATCTTTTCATTTCTGAGACTCTGCGTTCCAATTCTTCTCCAAACTTCTTTTCCAGTGCTTTAAGTTCCTTAGAATCAATTAAAATACCACGACATTGCAATCCCAACAAAACCTCTTCACCCTTAACCAAAAAATCATTAAATTCCTTCAATCTTCCTTCTATTTCTAATCTGGGTTTTTGATAATAATATGCCATCAAAGTATATCGAGAATCCCAACAATTATAATGAAATAAATTCTCCAACTTGGAAGCCATAATATTATGCGTATTCACCATCTCCTTATAATCATGTCCTGTCATTAAATAGACTTGAAAAGCTAAACTAGCTGTGTTTTTTCTGCAATGTAGAACATGAGAACCCAACATTGTATCATGAAGAACATTGTTGGTTCGAACTCCTAAATGTATTCTATCCCAAGAACCTTCCATGTTCAAATTCTGAACTATTTTAGAAGTATTACTTAAAAGAAATTTCTTCCAAGCTTCCTTTATCCTAAAAACTTCATTTTCAGTAAAAAATGGTCGAAATGTTGCTGGATTTATGAAATTAAGTGGAATAAAATATGCAGAATCAACATTAGAACAAAAAGCAATTGAAACAATCTGAGCTTTCTTTTCCCAAGGAGTTAAACATGTTGTCTCGTAATCATAAGCAACCGGATCCTTAATATCTGTAAAGCTTTCGATCTTTGCAATAATTTCATCCACATCACTTAACAGATGATTCCCTTCTTCTGTAAGAGGATGAGGAAGAGGTTGCTCCAAATAACTCAAAGCACTAGCTATATCAAACAATAGTAAATTTTCGTCATCTGGAACCTTTGGATCATTCTTTCTTCGAATGTAAAACGCAGGATGATAAGAAGATCCAACACAACAACCAAATTCTTTGCTGGGAATTACTAAACCATGCATCATTCCAGCATAAAAACTTCCTGAAAAGCCACAAGCCTTAGGTTTAATCAGCACAGCGTTTATTGCTATATCCCCAAAGGCAATTATCAATTTAGGCTGAACTTCATGAATGTCCTGTAAAAGATTTTTAGAGCATGCTTTTATTTGTTCTGTAGTAGGATCTTCATCCTTGAAGCAGGCAACAACATTAGTCCGAACACAATCCTCATCTATATCAATACCCAATTTAATCAAATTCCTCCGAAGCATTTGCCCAGATTCCCCAACAAAAGGTACTCCATATCTGTCTTCATCCTTTCCTGGACAAATATCAACCAACAAGATTCCTTTCTTTCCTCTTCCATATCTTTTAATTTTAGGGTTGCGGCAATTTTTACTTAAACCACAAGTAGAGCAATCATATGTTGTTTCTTGAGTAGATCCTCTAGAAACTCTTTCTTTAGAAGCATCCCACCAATCTCCAGAACTTCTCCTAGAACTAATTATTGGAGAATCCTTTTGAGATCTTGATCTTATAGGTGTTAAACCTACTTCTGATCTATCGGGAAATAAGCTTTCCTGTTTTCCCATATTAACCAATCGTCTTCGGAAGCACTGTCATACCTTCCAATGTATGAATTCTATCTTCTAATTTAACAGCGTAAGCAAAGAGTTCGCAAATTGCGTTATCTCCTAAAAAGCTTCTCCAAGGATTTGGTTCTCCAATTTTGTCGCAGCAAAGAACACCATTTTTGGATGTGTAAAATTTGTATCTGCCATGATCTAAATCAATTATTCGAATCATTTTTGTCTCCTTAAGATCTCGCCTTAACTAAATAACGAAACTTATTTTCCAAAGAAAACAAAACAACTGAATTCTCTGCAAAATAACGAAACTCCAAACACAAACTAACCACGTCTTTCAAAAGAACAGGATTAACACAGAACTCAAATTGTTTGCCTGTTCTCTTAGTTTTAAGAGGAACAACTTCCCTCAAACTTCTCTCCTTTTGTCCACCCACAATAAATTTCTGAGATGTGGTCTCCGCACTCTCTTCCAAAACAGTAAATTGCACTTCCTTATCCTCTCCAGAAACATCCTTCAAAAGACCCAAATGCCTTTCCAAAATACTGGGGAAACTATCATCCAAAGTTATTGTTTCGGCCCCTTCTCCATTTGGAAAGAATCCACTTAGATCTTTATACTCTCCTTCAATGGTAGTTGCCCATATTAATGTTCCATCCTTCAAAGTTATTCCAAAACAACCTCCAAAATTCTTCCCCGGAGCAAAACGCATCTTATCTATATCTCCCCGAAATTCATACAAAATACTAGCTAATCTGGCAGGAACGCAACAATTTAATCCTATAGGATTTTTAAGTTTCCAATTCAAAATCCTATATTTGTCACAACTCCACAAAGAATCATCCTGTATCTTAACACCAGAAAGGAGACCAACAGTCTCATCCTTTGAAGTCCCCAATTGACAGAACCTTAATCCAGCTATAAAATCCTCTAAATCCCCAACAATCACATCGCTACCATTCTCTGGAACAGCAACTGGAACAGGATCAGAAATAGCAAACTCGCCCTCCAAATTCTTAGCGGTGATAAACATTTTCCCATCCCGCATATCCAAATCTAATTCCTTTGCAGAAAGCCGCTTCAAAAGAAAATAAAATGGTTCAGCCTGCACTCTCAAGTTTAATCTTACACCCTCTGGAAGAATTGTATTTATGCATATGTTACCGTTTGTTGCTTGAAGTCTGTCATCACAAAAATTCAGAAGTTGATAATCTGGTGCTGACTTAGCACTTATAACAGGCATAACTCTTTCCAAGCAATCTAGCAAAACTTTTCTACTGACCTTCATGTTTTCACCTTTCAAATTAAACATTCCTCTTTGATAAGTTGCCACACATTCTCAGCACCCCAACTATCGGGGTCCTCATTTACATGTTCTGTAAAACTCTTCCAAAAATAAGGAAGTTGAATAACAAAAACTTCATCAATAAAAGGCATAAAGTATTGGGATTCTCTCTCCCCAATAAAATATGCGTCACCGTCGTAAGCAAAGATTAATTTTTTTGGTTTAAGTTTTATCAGCAATCTCTTCTGTTGTTCCGTCAAAGCAGTTCCAAAAGAAGCTAAAGTATTTCCTCCAAGCCTCCAAGCGTCTAGCAAACCTTCAACTATAATAACATAACCCAAACTTCTATCCAACATATCCCAACGATAAAAATATTGCTTAATCTCACTATCTTTTGTATCCGCTTTATATTTTGACTCTGCCTTTCCTGTCATATCAGCTGCTTGAAATCCTATCAATTTTCCTTCAAAGAAAATAGGGGCAATCAGTCTATTCATATACTCGCCCACACAACAAATTCCACACTTATGTTCAATTAAAGTTTCTAAGGAAAGTTTTCTTCTCTTAATATAATCCTGCAACAAAAGAGAATCAACATTCTGAACCGGCTCAAAAAACTTAGGAAGTTGAATTGATCCTCGTTTCCATTTCTCTTCCTTCTCCTTAGGTTCCTCCCGAAATATCTTAAGAATTTGCTGCTCAGAATCCTGAATAAATGAAGAATCAGAAGATTGTATTATTTCTAACTGACAAAGTTCTTTTGGCCTATGAGTAATAACTGATAAAAGGTAAGCAAAATCTCCACTTTGCCCACATTTCCAACAATGGAATAATGTGGAATCCCTAAATATGCCGCAATGGTTGGACTGATCTGTACAAAGAGGACATTGAATATTTACAGAATTAGAAACATTTTTCCCTTCTGTCCAATAAGGAACAGAATATTTTTCAAGAAGAGAAATAATAGTATTAATATAATCCATATTAAAATCTATTTTTATCCATTCCTCTTACTGGATGTGGGATTAAATTCTCATAACGCGTTTTTGAGGCGGCTATATACAAGAGTTCATGTAATTTATCTCTACTCCAGCCAAACCCCAAAAGTTTTAACCTAAATTTTTCCAATTCCCCTTCTAAACCATTTAAAAGAAGATCATGAAAATCTAGCAAGGCACGAAAATGTAATATGACAGATCGTTCATTCAAATAATCAACTTGGGCTGGTTCAGGCAAAATATAATAATTGCTCATAAATTATCCTCCACATCTCCTTGTTCTTTTTCCATCTTCTTATCTTGATCCATTAAGAATTCCTCAGATTTGTGTTTTAAGCAAGTCCAATTTCCATTTCTATCAGTAAACCAAACAACTACTCCTTCTCTCAAAGTGTTGGCATCTAAAGTAGATCTGCCTTTAGCATAAAATTGAACATTGTCTACTATTCCGTCTACAGTTGTCAAGGCAATATTACGTCCAGAATTAGTAAACATAAAAGGTTTTTCTAATCCCAGTTCTCCTGCACGATGATATACTTGTTCTCTATTTAAGTCTACTGTAAAACCATTAGGAGTAGTTATAGTAACTCTATACAGCATGCACTTAAACTCACCAGGTCGACAATTGTATGGATACCCTTCTTGAATCATAGATCCATTTACATCATACCCGTATATTTCGTAATAGATCTCTTCCCCTTTGTGAAGGTGAGGAGCAACTTTACGTTCAATTTCTGCTCGAACTTGTGGAATATGATTATTTATACTATCAAATCTGCGAATTCCTGAAACAATTCTCCATGTAGGTTCTGATTTTCTCCAGCATCTCCACCACTTTTTACCTACGGGACAAAGAACATTCCCTGTCCTTCCAGAAGTTCCATGAATCTTTTCTTCAATATAGCAAACAGCATCTTCAGGAATATCATCCAACTGTCTCATCAGTTGCTTTGTATCCCAATGCTTGTGGAACATATCAGAAATAGGCTTTGAAGGCTGTCCTGGACATCCTTTTATTGAAACAATATATTTGCTACAAATTTCAATTCCATTTATGTGTGTAAATTCTGTACCTTCTGGAAGATTTATCTCTAATGTTTGCACAGATGGACCTTGCAAAGGAAGGCACAATAAACTTGATAATTCTGCAACATACCCATTACTCATCTCTCCACGAAACTTCTGTGCTCTGACTTTACCATCCTTACCAAAACGCCCTTTCTTTGTGGAATCAACGTTCATTTCTGAACTGGAATATAAATTGTTCCAACGAAGATAATCGTGGGATAATCGTAAGTTGGAATCAAAATAGATAACCAAATCGTCATCTTTTACATCCAAACCCACAATCACAGTAGTTCCTAAAATGGTAGCAAGCTGTAAACGATCCGCATTGGGGTGCTTTCTTACGTTTTTCAAGCGAGTAATTACAGCATTATTTGTTTCTGATTTAGTTAACATCAAATTCCTCTAGCAACATATTCATGTCTTGAGCAGAAATACAGACTTGAAATCCGTTATGATTTCTTCCCATAATATCTATACAAAAATCTTTTTCGTAAGGATAGTTTTCTAGCAAATCTCCTATATAATACGAAACAGGCCAGCCAAAATCCAGAACCATTCTATTTTTATCAAATTCTGAATTTCTCAAAATAACTTTCTTCTTGAATTTATTTCCCATTGTATCAAAGGCTTTTATTTCAATTTCTTTCATATTAATCCCACCAAGTTCTTACCTGCTTTTTTATTATACGAAGCAAAAGATCAATATCCTGTTGAATCATTTTTTCTTTATATTTAAAACCCCAATCAATATATTTTCTTTCTAAATCCGTGCAATTATCAACAAGTCTTAAAACACCTTTTCCTTCATCTACAAAATCAAATTGATCAAAAGCTTTAAAATTTCGATCTTCCCAAGGAGAAGTATAATCCTCTTCTATCAATCTCTTGCAAAGAAGTTTGCATATCCTAACCTGCTTCGCCACATGTTTAGCATCAGCAGACATTGCCATATTTGAATTATAAAACTCTTCCATCAATTGAAACTTAAACTGCAACAAACTAAAAAGAAAACATTCATCCCAGGGTTGATCTCTCCAAATGACAGGAAGCCATCTAGCAAGAAGAACTATCTTCCTAAAGAATCTTCGAATCCTCCAAATCATCTCACATCCTCCAGTGAAGAAGAATCCAAAGTGCTCACAGATCCATTCTCTCTCTTTTTAACATCCTCATAAGGAGCGGCAATTTGACGATAAAGTTCCAACTTTGCACATTCAAGAATACCAATAACTTCATTTATCCGAGCATATTTTAAACCAAGTCCCTGAAGATATAAATGAATCAGTTTGGTGATTGCATAATTCATCTGCCCACAATGACCAATACTTTTAATCATTTCATTTAGAAGTTTGTCAATTTCTTCTCTTTCAAGTTGTCTTACGTAGGGCATATTTTCTCCTATTAATCCTCTATTAATTGAAAATAAGTTTCCAAAACATCTTTACAAATGCTATAATAATTACTCTCTTTTAGTTCTTCTTCCAAAAAGACAAAGTATCTTATATCTCCATCATATCTATCGTCTTCCCCAGCATAACCAATTGAGTAAGTAGAACCAACAACACCTTCTCTCTCATTACCAAAATCAAACTCCTTTATACATTGATATTTCTGAACAGAATCTAAAGCACTTTTAAGCTGAACTTCTTCAAATTTTTCGTCTTCCTGAACCTGTTGAGCAGATTCTCGATAACTATGTATTGCTTCTTCCAAGATTCCCAATGCTTCATAATGACTACGAGAAGCCCAATTTACTATTTCAAAAATAAGAAGGGAAGCTGCACCAGATTTAAAACCATTAGAACTATCTGGTATTTGCTGAAATAAATTAATAAGCCTTTCTTTCTCAACTTCAATATCGTCCCAAGTTATTGTTTCAAATATATTTTCAGGCATTATAATTCCTCCGTTTCTAAACCAAAGCAACATACCCCTCGTAATATGTGCTGATGGGTATGCTCTCTGGCAAACATACTTATCGATACAATTCAGCTACTACATAAGCCCTGGAAAGCTTCTCTCCGGTACTCGAACCAATACCTGTGGCTCCGTTAAAGACACTTGTTGAACCAGCAGTCTGAGCACCACCACCACCCAAAACTGCTGAGCTAACCTTCGTCACTGGATTCGAAAAGGTTCGAAATACAACCAGTTTGGCACCGGCCTCTGCAGCCTTAACTGCCATAGCAGCCATTGCCTGATGCTCACTCTTACAAAGCTTCTTCGAATATGCCTGAGCCTCACCTATCTTTGTCATGTTTGTGGCAACATAGTCGGAAGACACAACTACTCGAATTCGACTAACTGCCTTCTCCTTAGTAAAAACAGCTACTTCAACCTGATAAGTGCTTTCCCAATCCGACCACAAAATACTAAGGCAACGACCAGGATTTGCAAATCTAGTCAGCTCTGTAACTGTGTACTCAGCACGCTGGAGCTTAAACATGCTTGTGGTCATTGTAAGCTCATCACCAATCGTCCGGTACATAGGAGCTACTGAACCTGGAGCCAAAAGCTGTGTCGGATTAATTGTGGTATCAGTAATTGAAACACTGTTGCCATGATTTGTAGCACTGCTGTTGTTCTCGTTAGCATTTGCATTCTCGTTGCTGTTCTCGTTAACGTTCTCATTGGTGTTTTCGTTAGTGTTCTTAACACTATTTTTGACGTTGTTCGTAATATCATTGTTGTTCTTCACATCAACATCAATCTTGTTGGTATTGGTAGTATCACCAATCCGAACTGAACCCCCATCTCCACCTTCAGCAGTAACATTACCAATACTCTGGGTTTGATCTTGCTTATTCAACCCAGGAGGATCACCCTGAGGAGTTCCATAACTCACATTCACTGACCAAAACAATCCAACCAACAAAACTACTGCAATTAACTTCTTCATCTTACAATCCTCCCAAATAAATTAATACTTTTGTGAAACAAACAATTTGCTTCACTTGTTAGTTAACCAATAACAACACCTAAATTAACAAAAATTATTTCCATCTGTTCTTTTGTAATTTTTGCTCTACTCATGTTTGCTCCATACATGTCTGCTCCATTCATGTCTGCTCCACGCAGGTTGGCTTCACGCAGGTTTGCTCCACTCAGGTCTGCTTCACACATGTCTGCTCCACGCAGGTCTGCTCCACGCAGGTCTGCTCCACGCAGGTCTGCTCCACGCAGGTCTGCTTCACTCAGGTTTGCTCCATACAGGTTTGCTCCACGCAGGTTGGCTTCACGCAGGTTTGCTCCACTCAGGTCTGCTCCATACAGGTCTGCTTCACACAGGTTGGCTTCACACAGGTCTGCTCCACTCAGGTTTGCTCCACTCAGGTTTGCTTCATACAGGTCTGCTCCATACAGGTCTGCTTCACGCAGGTTTGCTCCACTCAGGTTTGCTTCATACAGGTCTGCTCCATACAGGTTTGCTTCACGCAGGTCTGCTCCATACAGGTCTGCTTCACTCAGGTTTGCTCCATACAGGTTTGCTCCACGCAGGTTGGCTTCACGCAGGTTTGCTCCACTCAGGTCTGCTCCATTCATGTCTGCTCCACGCAGGTCTGCTCCACGCAGGTCTGCTCCACGCAGGTCTGCTCCACGCAGGTCTGCTCCACTCAGGTCTGCTCCATACAGGTCTGCTTCACGCAAGTTAGCTTTAGCTTTTATTTTATAACCATTTACGTTCACTTCTGTTTTCTTTTTATTTTTCATATCTTCTCCTATTTGCCTATTTGCCTATTTGCCTATTTGCCTATTTGCCTTCTCTCACTAATTAAATTATACGAGATGAATTGAGAAACTAAATGAAATCTTTAAAAATAAAAAATTTATTTTGTTAATTTGTGAAACAAACAATTTGCTTCACTTGTTAGTTATACTAATGATTAAACCTTAAAAGTTAAATTCGTTAGTTCTATAGTTGGAATATCCAACTTCTTTCCTCCCAACAATTCCCCAACTGTTATAATCTGAATCTTAGGATGATCCTTCCAAAGAGATTTATATCTTCCTGCTCCTGCTGCTTCTGCAATCATAGGCTGTGTTGGTTCTTTAAAACAAATGAAGACACCCATCTCTGCCTTTTCTCGCTCTATAACTCCTCTTAAGTCACGAACTTGAGTGACATCTACATTCCCAGCTTTTACACTAAAAATAATTTGTTTGGTTTTCTTATTGTCTGCTTCATCATGGAAGTATAATCTACCATCGATACCTTTATCTGCACCTTTCTTTTGCTCAACAGGCCTAGCACCAACCAGTCCTAAAGACCACCATTGAAATTGATATGGATCATCTTGTGCCAACTTTTCAGCCCCTGCAAGATCTTCAGGTTCTCCTATCACTTTGTAATTTTCATTAGGAATTCTTCTTTTTGTTGTAGATATAGCGACGTGGGTGACATCAATTCCAATCCACTGACGATTTAATCTATCCGATACTACACAAGTTGTTCCTCCACCGCAAAACGGATCAAGCACAACATCACCTTCCTTAGAAGATGCTTTAATTATGCGCTCAAGTAATGCTTCTGGCTTTTGGGTGGGATATTCTGATTTATTTTCCCCTAAAATATCCACCCAAGTGGTGTTTATAGCATTTCCTTTTGCTTCATCTAAATAATCTTTCACATATTTTCTTCCAGTTGAAGAAATCCAAATTTCTCCATTAACTTCAAATCTCTTTATTGATTCTTCGGAATAATCACCAAGAGAAAAAGTTGTAAATTTTCTACCATCCGGATCTTTCTTCGAATAATTATTTGCAATTTGTTCATCCGTATATGGAGCATAAGGTCTTTGAAAGAACCAATTTTGCGTTTTTGAATAAAATAAAATTGTGTCAGCAACTCTATGAAATTGTTTTGCCTGATTAGTTATTCCCCTACCTGCAGGTCTTCTATTCCAAACAATCTCATTTCGATAATTTTGAACACCAAACACAGCATCCATCAACAATTTAATGTAATGAGAAATAGATGGATCACAATGCAGATAAATTGATCCTGTATTCTTTAACACTCTTCGAAGTTCTTTTAATCTTGGAGCCATCATTGACAAATAAGATAACAAACCACAATCGCCAAGAAATATTCGAAATGCTTGTAAAACTTGAGATATTTTCCCCCCCGATACAACCACCTCAAAATAAGACTTTGAAGAATCCTCATTCCAATACCAGGTATCCTTGAAGGCATTTAATTGGGCTTGAGATTCCTCTCCTGACTGCTCTCTAAACAGAACATTGAAATCTCTGTTTGTGTTGAATGGTGGATCTAAGTATATGAGATCAACTGTCTCATCTTTGACATATCTGCGAAGGATATCAAGATTGTCGCCATAGTATAATGTGTTCATATTCCTTCCTTTTGGCATAATTTAAAACTTAGTTTCTACTTAAATTATACCGGATGTTTCTGAAAAGCCAAATGAAAAATCAGAAAAACAAAAAATTTATTTCCCCTGAATATACTCCATATATTCTTCAACTTCCGTTTTTCGACTTCCCTGATTTTTCTTCGTCACTTCATTTATACTCTTTTCAAGAACCAGTTCAATAACTAAAGTAGCTTTTGTTTGCCCACTTCGAAGCATTCGTCCAATACACTGCTTCCTAATTTTTGGACTAGAAATAATATCCCAAAACACAACCACTTCTGCCGAAAATCCGTCCCAACCTTCTGCTCCAGCAGCTTCCTGAACCACAGCCCCTAATACCTCTGGATCCTCCTGAAATTGCCTTTCGAGCTCCGATCTCTCTTCTGGCTTCAATCCTCCCTTTAATCGAATATACCTTGTCCCTTGCTTCTGCAAAGCTTCACAAAGGATATCCCCAACTTCCTCAAACCTATGAAACACAATCATCTTCTTCCCACAATCAAACAATTCCAGAACTGCCTCCAATTTTGGATTTTCTTTCAGCCTATAAGCCACCCTATTGTTTCTATCTTCGTTAAAATAAAGAAATCCGTCTGTTAACTGCTTCAACTTAATAACTTTTGTAGAAGCTTGAACAAATATAGCAGATAAACCTAAAACCTCCAATGGAATTCCACCAATAACCTTCATTTCTAAATCTTGAAACTCTTTGGTCGGTTGCAATAATAAAACTTCTTCCTGACATTCCGGCAAATCAAAACACTCTTTCCTATCAAAACTAAGAGAAGATGTTGCCCATTTCTCCAATAAACGATCTTTCTGCTCCTTTGATTTAATTTGCCAATCAAATCCCCATTTAGTAAAATAACTACTTCGAAAACCCAAAAAGTTCCAGCCAAAAGTCTTTCCTAAATCCAAAACTCTGTAGATATTAAATAATTCCAGAAGGCATCTATCCACAGGGGTCCCGGAAAGCCCCACAGTAAATTTTGCCCTTTTACTTAACTCTAAGCATATCTCAGATTGTAGTGCTGAATAATTATTGCATCTATGTATCTCATCAAAAATAATGCAGTCAAAATGAATAAATGAAGTTTCATCAATCTTCCAACTTCGAGACTTCTCTTTAACAACCAAATATTTTCCTGGGTTTTCCTTATCCAGAATTACTTTCCTCCTATCATCTTCTTTAACTAATTCTGAAGCATCTTCAGCAGTCAAATTCCCTTTCAAAATCGTATAACCAAGTGTTTTACCTAGTTTTGCAAATACTGTTTTCAAACTTTCATATTGTAGGATAGATACACATTGTCTCTGCAGTATTTTAGCCTTTCGCTCTGATGTTTCTCCTGAAATAATTTCATAGGAGTAATTGGTTTTCTTTGCATCCCGCACCCACGCAGAAATAGCCGAGCCTGGGCAAACAACAAGGATTTTATGACATCCCCATTGCATAGCTGACCAATATGCTGTAAGAGTTTTTCCAACACCGACGTCCATCCAAAAACCTATGCGTTTTTCATTGGCAGCAAAAGCCATGCCTATCAGTTGATGCCTATAAGGTCGGGTCTTCTTAAATGGAAAATCCTTATAAACCCATTCCAAATCTTGCAAAGAAAGAGATTTCCAATTAAAATTATTCATTATCTTCCACGTCATTAGTAAATTCCACAAAATTGTTGTTCCTTCCACAAAATGGATCGCACCAACCTTTTCCATCTTCTATATATCGAAAGATCAAATCCTTTATTGGTTTAATAGAAAATGTCCAGGCGGAAGGCATTGACCAAACTCTATTTATAATAACAGACATACAGTTCATTAAAATAATCTCCTATTTTTAGTTCTTGCTTGCATAAGAGAAACAAAACCCAATTCTTCAAACATAGGATTAAGCTTTTCCCAATCAAAATCTTTCACTTCCATTGCTTTAAAATCAATATCCAAAGGAACATTTCTCCTTATAGTTACAAGATCTTTACTTAAGATAAAATCTTCTTTGCCATCTCTTAATTTCTGAGCTGTCTTTTCATTAATTGAATCAAGATTTTCATAAATGTTTTCTGAAGAACACCAACATTTTAAAAGCTCAACTGCTTTCTTTGGACCAATCCCTCGAATACCCGGAACATTATCAGAAGGATCTCCCTGTAAGGCTAGAAAATCAATAAACTGAGAAGGAAAAACACCCCACTTATCAAACACTTCCATAAATCCAGTCCGAATATCCTTGTTTATATCGAGAACATCAACATAGCTCTTTTTAACTAATTGCAAAACATCTTTATCACGTGTACATATTGTGACCATAATATCCCGATCTTGAGCTTTTTCCACAATAGTCCCGAGGATGTCGTCAGCCTCGTAGCCAGGTGCATGATAAACAGGGATTCCCATAATCCCCAATATTTGCTCGATGCGTTCTATTTGCTGAGAAATTCCTTCAGGCATATTCTCAGGACGATTGGATTTATACCCATCAAAAAGTTGCTTACGAAAGGTTTTAAAGTGACTATCCATAGCTACAGCCAGTAAATCCACAGAATAATTTTTCAAGAGTTTAAATAGTGTTTTCACAAACACATATGTAGCTGTAGTGAGTTCACCGGCAGGAGATGTTAATTGCTTTCCCATATGGGCAAAATAACTTGTATAAATCCACATATATCCATCTATCAAAAAGAGATTTTTCATTTAAGATTCCCTATCATCTTCCTCTCCTCTACTTCTTTTCTTAGCAGAACTATTATACTCCCAACTACCTAAACAAAACTGCCCAATCTCCAAATTCATTGAAAACTTACAACCAAAATCCATTGCCCCATGACGATTCGCTAAAACCCACATAAGCATTCGATTCATTTCTGCCATCTCATCTGTCTGCGATAAAGCCAACACAATATCAGCATTACCCAATTTCCGAATATCTTCTGCAAAGTCTTTCTGATCAAGTTTGTGCTTTCTTAAAGCTTCTCGAGTAGTCTGGCTAACAGTTACAGAAAGAAGTTTCCTCTCATCAGCAATACCCTTCATTTCCATATACATATCATTTATAAGATCTCTTCTACCTTCTCCTGCTGGAATTTTCATCTTTTCTACATAATCATTAAGCAAAATATCTGGAACAAATCCTTCAAAAGATTCCAAATAATCCAAATAACGAATTATTTCCCCCATGGTGCAAGAACCCATATCATATTTTTGTATAATCAATCCTCCTCCTAAACGTCCTATTTTTCTCCTCACGCTGTTGATCACCAAGTCTGAATTTGCAACCGTAGGAACCTCTACTGTCTCCATCTTTCCTAAACTTCCATCTTCTCCAGGATTTTCAATGCAGACATTATCCTTTAATTTCTCCAGTTCTCCAGATAAAGATCCGTGCATCATATCATAACGTATTGCTGTATCGTTCAAAGAAAGCTCATGAGAAATATGCAAAACTTTCAATCCTCTCAACAATCCAAGCATTCCCAAATAAATGCATGCCCAAGACTTCTTTCCTTTGTATCCACCCAGCAAACATAGAAAATCCGTCCTACAAAGCCCTCGAGGGAATCTTTTGTCAATCGGTGGCATTCCTAAGTTAATAAGCTTTTCGCTAGAACTGTGAGGCATCAAATAGCCTGGAAAGTCCTCCTTGAAATACTTCAAACCAACTTCTTCATTTGCTATTCCAGATCTAAGAACTTTCTGCATCACCTCTCGAGCTTTTTCAAAATCTCCATCTTTTGCCAATCTTGCTATATCTACAGCACCCTTTTCCATTTCCCGAGCTTGGCAAAATCGGTTTATTCTGGAAATAATATAAGCTCGATTAGGAAGATCTAACTCCTGGATTCTCTCCAGATAAGTCATAGTCAAATCAATGTCATCTTTGTTCCTTCCTTCCAAAAATCGGATCATTTCATCTTTGAAATGCTTTCCTGGAGAAGTAGCAAACTGATCAAAAAAGTTGTAACAAATCTGAACTATTTCTTGGGTAACTTGACTGCCAAAATAAGCTGGCTTAATAGAATGCCGAGCAGCCCTTACAAATCGATCATCAGAAATAGCAAGCAGAACAAAATAGTCCTGCACACGTTGATCAACCACACCATTCTTTTCCATATTTCTCTCTTATTTATTCAAAGAATTTTTGAAAATCTGTTTTAATATTTTCTGCTGGAAAAATCTTAATGTTTTTCTTTGGTATTTCAAATCCTAAAGAAGCCCAAGGTTCTAAAGGTTCTAACCAATCTATAATTTCAGACAAATAAGTATCAATACCCAAATCGTTAGCAGTTCTCTGTAAATGCTTCAACACTAACAAATCCCAAGTCAATTCTTTTGCATCAAACTGCCTAAATACTGTTTTGCAATCAGAAATCCAACGAAATCCAAAACCATGTTTAGTTAAACTAGCAACTTGATTTTTGGAAGAATATCCTATACAAATATGAGGCAACATACAATTAACAGGCTTCACAGCATGGATAGAACATTTGCCATCCTGTTGTCTCAAACTACACTTCTTAGTATCTGATAAGGGATAAGCCCACCAATGTTTCAACTGCTCATTAACTATCAAATCCTTTTGCAACAAATTAAATCGTAATTCTCGCACACTACTCAAGTCATAGAAATACTCAGAAGATGCCTGCCCAGATATAATGTTGTCAATAATCTGAACATCTGATGCTGTATAAATACAGGGAACTTTACAGCAAGAACCGCATCCAACACAGGCAGCACTTCTAAAAAACAGTGGAGAAATAACAACTTCCTTTGGTGGGATATATTGCTTTCTCTTTCTGGCTAATTGAACAGTAAAGGGAATTTTTGTTAGTCTACCAATATAATCCAGGATGTAAAATAATGATTGATCCATTTAATCCAAACCTGCAACAACTAAAAATTGAGGCATAAGTATACCCCAAGTATGATCCGAACATAAATGTCCCGGATAAATTGTTTCGCTCTTATTTACGTATTTCTTTTCCAAGCAATCAAGAAGATAATCTACCCAATAATCTTCATGAATGTCTTTGTTTGAAAAGAATATCTCCATTTTAACTCGAGCTTCAACAAATTTAGTGTGTTCCTTAGGGCTAGGACTATACTCTGAATTATTTATCAATGCCCGAAAAGCCCTAATTATTTTTTTAGTTAATTTAGGATTAGAGTCCTCCGCCATAGAACCGATACCTTTTTCTTTCATTTGCCTCAAGAGTGTTTCATACTTTTCACGAAACTTGTAAGCAGACAAAATATTGTGCTTCCAAAAATCATCCTCCTGTGACCATTCAAGAATCTCAATAACTTCCCTTTGATCTTTCTTGTCACGATTTAACAGTTGATGGAAATAATAAGCTTGATTTTGCAAAATAACTGTTAAGGCTTCAGGATTGTTTAAATATCTTGCATATGTATTTCTTCTTTGGTTAACCAAATCAAATAATAACTTCCCAAACATATAAGCTATTGAATCTGAAGGGAAATTTTTCTTAATTAATCTTTGTGGGATTTTTTTCAATTCTTCCATATTTTTCTTCAAATAAATTTTTGTCTCTTTAAAAATTATCTTTCCTCTAAAAACAAAAATCTTATTGAGTTTCTTAAATAATCCTCGTCTTTTTCATTGATGTTTAACTGAACCCGAACTCGTTCTCGAAATCCATTAATATCCTTGATTCTCTCCTCTAAGCAAAGTCTTATGTACTTTCTTTCCAAACGAGTAAATCTGTTTTCTACTAAATCAAGTAAATCAATGAATTCCTCAAAAGGAGTTACAAGGTGTTGGAAAGGACTAAGATCTTCTAAAACTGTTGTAGTAATTTTGCGATAAGAATACCAAACAATATCACAATAATGTCTTTCTAGAATAAACTGTATCCATGTTGAAAGTTTTGTTCCTTTGGACTCATCCCAATTATTTAGAGCCTTTATACAAGCAGCATATCCTTCCTGTATGAGATCATCCAAATCGTACGCAGAAGGTTTTCTTATTTTTCCAAAAGCTTTGTAAGCCATCCTTTTGATTAGCTCAGAATGCTCTTGCAATAGCGAACTAGTATTTAGGCTACAATCCATGCGGATCTCCTTAATTTTGTATGCAAAGGCCACAAAGACCTTCTGTATGACAATATGATCCTCTCTTTACCCAAAGTTCCTTCCCACATCTCCAACACTTAATCAGAACACTATTCTTCTTTTCCTTAAGAACAATAACTTCTCCGGAAGTGGGATTCTGAATTTCCTCTCCATCTTTTCCTTTCACAACACTTCGAACTTTCTTAAGCAAATCTGACAACTTCATTGGATTCTCCCTTAAATTGCTGTAGGTTTTATATAATCCATAGCGACACCTAACCTTATTGCTGCTAGTTCTAACCCTGAAATTGGCTTCACATCATTGATTAAAACATCTCCCACAAGGATACTAAGTAAAAATGTTCCTGTTCCCTCTTCTAAATCAAAAGCCTTATCCAAATAACTTCCTCGAATAATTTCATAATCTCCTAATTCGGGTATTTTTTCCCAAGTTCCAAGAACTGGAGATTCACTATTAAAATCCGGAGCATCTTTCCAATCTTCTGAATTACCACATTCTTCGCCGTCAAACATGTTTTATCCCCTAAAACAGATAGAAGCTAAAGCCCCACAGAAATAACACAGCATTCCTCCAATAAGAGATGGTTCTGCACCTTTGCAACCAACTAAAACCATCCCAACACACCCAAATAATAGTGTTAGAAGGAACAACCTAAATGTCTTTGAAGATATATCCTGTCTCTTTGTCATTTTATCTCCAATTCTTTTTCAATTATAATTTGTAAATCCGTGATAGTCATTCCCGGAGTATTCCTCATAGAATAAATCCATTCTACTGCCGCTCTCCACGTTTCTTCTTGACCCGGACAAACTGGTATAATACCGAAAAGGAGGTCGGGTTTTATTTTCCCGCCATTTTTCAAATTCTTTCATATTATTCATTCTCCAAAATCGGTTCTGTTTCCAAACCCTTTATCAAAGCTCGTATATACTCTTTCTTTTCCATAGGATCAGGAAATTCTCTTCGAAGGACATAATCCTTTATTGCGAGATCTTCCCTTGATTTTCTCGCAAAAAGTTCATCTCTGTCTAAAGGTCTACGTCTTTTGATTTTGAGTTTCTTTGCCATTACATCATTGCAATAAAAGCCATTATCGCCAACCAAATGATTTCGCGATCCATGTTTAATCCCTTATTTAGTTTCTCTCACTAATTAAATTATACGGGATTTTTCAAGAAAACCAAATGAAATCTTAGGAAAAAGAAAAATTTATTTTGTTAATTTGTGAAACAAACAATTTGCTTCACTTGTTAGTTAACCAATAACAACACCTAAATTAACAAAAATTATTTCCATCTGTTCTTTTG